GGGACGTCACAGGCCGTCTAGGGACGTCACAGGCCGTCTAGGGACGTCACAGGCCGTCTAGGGACGTCACAGGCCGTCTAGGGACGTCACAGGCCGTCTAGGGACGTCACAGGCCGTCTAGGGACGTCACAGGCCGTCTAGGGACGTCACAGGCCGTCTAGGGACGTTCTAGAGCGTCGTCGGACGTCACAGGCCGTCTAGGGACGATTATCGGACCGGAGAAACGACCGGAGCCCCGCGGCCTGGATAGGCTACGGGGCTCCGGTGCTATTGTGGATTGTGCGAGCTACTTCCGGCCGACCGTTTCCTTAGCGAGTGCGTCCAAGCCGCGGGCTAGCAGTTCACGGTACACGTCACCGATGGATGGGAGCTGGTAGGGGTTTTCCGCGCGCCGCTTTTCGAGTAGAGCTTCAACGGCTCGGACAAGCTCAAGCGGACATCGAATTGAGATATTTTTCGATTCGGCCACGGTTAGGCCCTCACAATCGGAGAAGAGAGAAGGATGGGCGCCACGGTATCGCCTTTCGGGCGCAAGTGACGAAGAGCGTTTATCTCCGCGCGCAATTCGTCGACCGTCTCACGTGCGCGCATCGCATCCGCGGCATCGGTATCGGCCGCTTCGCGCGCTTCGTTCAAGTCCTCAGTGAGTCGCACAATTTCGGCGCGAAGGTCGGAAACGACACTGTCCAAATAGGCGGCGCGTTTCGTCGCGGTCTGTAGGTCCGCTTTCAGTCCGAAGACGGCTGCATCCGTCTCGAATGTGTCCTTTTGCGGCCGCTTTCGAGGTTCATTGACGCGCATCGGCATGATAGCGCAGCGGACCTTGACGCCCGCGGCTTCACCGTACACAAGTGCGGGCGACAAGTCGTCCGATGTATCCCATGTGATACCCGCGTGTTTCACACCAACAGCTTGCAAGATGTCGTCAACGGCATTCATAACGCGGCCGACCAACACCGGATCAAAACCGACATCAGAGCGTTCCGAAAAGCCTTCACACTTGGAAGGCATGACGGCATCGATATTCGGAAACGTCCATGATTCGTGAATGAAAGGCGCCGCCAGCTCAGGCGCAACACCGGCCTTGACGCGGGCGAGTGTCTGCCTTGCGTCGTACAGTCCCGGCGCAAGTTCAAGGTCCGCGGGGAACGTGACTTGGACGGCGCAATGCCCGTCGGTCGCTTCGATCGTGCGCACGTCACGCACATGGACGTGACAAATAGTCCGGCGCGTCACGTCCGACGAAACGATGGCCGAAAAGGCTTTCCAGATAGCGGCATTCATGTGCGGCGGCACGGTAACAGGTTTTGTTTTTGCCACGGGAAGGACTCCTGCGGCTCATGCCGCACATGTGGTCCGATGGCACCATGCCGCCGGACAGGCTCTTCAGTAGGCGCGTAACGCCTAGACGGTCCGGACCGTTTCCGGTCCGGCCGTTTCGCCCTGGTTATTGATTTGCCGCCGTCCACGCGACCGACGCGGCCCGGACACACTGCCTAGCGGCCGTGACTGCGGCCGAACGTGTCGCGTAGCCGCGGAACGTGCCTTCCGTGTCGACGTGTCCGGTGGCCACGTTCGCGCGGCGCACCGTGTAGGCCCGCGACCCGCGGCCGAAAGGCCCCGCTTCCGACGTCACGAACCACGCCGTGTTGTCGACGCGGCCCACGCATCCGGTCGGAAGCCGCGACCGGAAAAAGCGGAGCGTGTCAGCATCGAACCAGTGTCCTCCACTGGCGGCGTTCCGTTCGCGAATCAGGCGCAATGCAAAGACGTCCATGGGGCTCTTCTTTCCGGCCGCTTGCGGCCGCTTGCGTGTGGTCCGGTGGCAACATGCCGCCGGACGGGTGGAACGGTTACTGATGCGGGCCGAAAAAGCCGCGGCGCGAGAGGTATCGGATGCCGAGCATGAGCGCGAGCCCGGGTCCGAAAAGAAAGGCGTTTCCGATAAGGCCGTCCAGGGTGCCCATTATCGATACCATCCGCAAGCGGGGGTCGGGGCTTCGTAATACCACGCGGTGAATCCGTCCGGATGGTAGACGGCGACGCTGGACACGTTTCCAGCGTCGATGATTTCGACTGCGCGGGCGTCGATATTTGCGCGAAGTTCCGCGCCGGCCTGATCGTCGCGCGAATCGTAAACGGCGGCTTCGTCGGCCCTCAGGCGGATGGTTACGGGCTGGCGGTCCATAATGTTGCTCCCTCTTCGGCCGCTTGCGCGGCCCCTTGCGTTGATCCCGTCCGGCCCTACGCCGTTCGGGGTGAATGGGGGCCGCAAGCGCCCCCGGTTCGGTGTTTTAGAGACCAGTGCGGGCGAGAACCGCCTTCGCGCCCCAGTAGCGGGCTGCTTCGAGGTTGTGTGAGAGCGACACCTCCCAGACCGTCGTGCCGTTGCCATCAACACCTTGACGCGACTGCCCGCGACGAAGCAAGCCGCCCTCGGCCTGCAAGGCGAGCTGCTCGGCCTGCTTGGCCGACGTGGCGACAAGCGACGGGTGCAAAACGACGAAGTCGAACGAGCCGTCAGCCTTGGCGATGGAGACGTGGATGCGGAGAGCAGTGCGAATCATTGGGTCCCTCGTTTCAGCCGTCCGACCCTACGTCGTCCGGCGTGGTGACTGTGTCTCACAGACAGTGTCGGCACGTCAACGAAAAAAGTTTAGGGGTGCTTGTCCGAAAATGTCGTTTTGACAGATTGTCAAACTGAATGACATTCAGTGACAAGTTGTCACGCGAGACAGGATGGGGTACAAAAAGCCCATGCCGCTTCGACCGCCCGCCACAGCCTGGACTGTCCCCAGCTCGAATGCGTCCTATACGAAAACGAGATCCATCGCTCAAATGGTGCGTGACGCGACGAACGGCGGGCAAGCGCTTATCGACGCCCTGGTCGAAATGGCCCTAAACCCTGACGCCGCCTATCGCGACCGGACCACAGCGGCAGGCATCCTCCTGGACCGCGGCTTCGGCCGCGCGGTCGAAACGACTCTCTCTCTCCAGGTCGATGCCGGCTCGAGCGACGCACTCTCTCAGCTTGCAGACGCGGAGCTCGAGCGCCTAGCCCAGACTCTCGCACCGTCGGCCGTGCGGCCCGTCGTGGTGCTACCGGCCGGTTCACTGTCTCCCGGCCTGGAATTCCTGCCCGATGCCCCGCCAGAGGCCCTGGAAGCACCCCTCCGACCCCGTGAACCCGTCGCACAGGGGAACGCCCCTGTGACAACAACCCCCGTTGCCCCTCTCCCTGCCCCTGCCCCTGCCAGGCGACGGCGGATAGTCGTCCCCCGTCCCCCTGTATCGGGGCAGGCGGGCCTAGACGTGACGCAAGATGTAGTGGACCGCAGCGATATCGACCGCAAGGGGTAGGGGTAGGGGGGGGGGCCGACCCTTTCCGCCCTCCCCGCGCTAGCACTAGCCCCCACCGAAATTTTCCCCTCCAAACCAAGTATGCTTTATTCTTGACCCTTTGCTGCTTGAAGGACTACACAGCGGCTTGTGACCTCCGCACCCGCCACCGCTCGCGCTCTTCGAGACCGTCGTCGCCTCATCGCCTACCTCGCCACCGAGTTTGGTGTGCGGGTCATCGAGCACGACGCGGCGGAGGCGTGGCGCACGCTCTTGGACGAGCGGCCCGCCTCGTGGAGCGAGGCCCCGTTCACGAGCCACCTCGGTTGCGTCTGGGACAAGTTTGAGATCGTCGGGACGGACGAGACCCCGTGGCCGCACCTCTTGCACGAGGCCGGACACCTCGTCGCCACGACCAAGCGGCCGGATGCGGCGAAGGAGTTCACGTTCTTCGGGTGGGAGATGGCCGTAGTCGAGCACCTCGGCCTGTCGATGCAAGAGTTCTACGAGCGGAACGTCGAGTACGGCATCAACTGGCGGGACCACGTCATCCTCGACACCCTGCGGTTTGGCGGCAAGGACTGGTGGAAGTTCGTGGGTGCTTGCCAGGAGACGGCCCGAGAGGCAGGACTGCTCGGAAAGTTCGACAACACACCGCGTGCCTTACGGTCGAACGTGCTACGGTGACGCGATGCGCGAGATGGACCCACAGACCTTCGTGTCGTTCATGAAAATCGTGGCGTGCGTCTGCATCTGCGCGATGGTTGCGGCTGTATGGCCCGGAGATGGTGAGGAATGACATCGCCGTTCAGCCACGAGGACATCCAGCGTGAACTCGCCAAGCGAGCCGCGACCGCTCTCTGGAGCCGTGGTAACCTGACCTACAAGTTGGATGCGACTCAGCGAAGTATCAAGGCTTCTCTCTCGGCCACCAAGGAACGCAAGTTCTTCCTCCTCTGTTCGCGTCGCTTGGGCAAGAGCTTTACCTTGGTTCTCGAAGCGTTCGAGTCGGCACTTAAGAAGCCACTGAGTCGCATCCTCTATCTGGCACCGACCGGCAAGGACGCTGCCGACATTGTGACCGACATCGTGGACGGACACCTCCTGCCGGACTGTCCGACCGCGCTGCGCCCCGACTATGACAGGCAGCAGAAGGTCTACAGCTTCAAGAACGGGAGCACCATCCGGTTCAAGGGTGTGAACGGCGAGCACGCTGAGAACCTTCGAGGCGGTGCAGCCGACCTTGTGATTCTCGACGAGTGCGGGACGATGGACGACTTGGCCTACGTCGTCTCCTCAGTCGTCATGCCCATGACGCTGACGACCGGCGGACGGGTGCTGCTCGCCACGACCCCGTCTCGAAGCCCCGGACACGACTCGGTGGCTATCTACGAGGACTTGGCCGGTCGAAATGCGACGGTGAAGTTCACGCTGCTCGACAATCCGAGGGTTGCGCCCGAGGTCAAAGCCGAGTTCCTCAAGGAAGCCGGTGAGCCGGACGCGCTCGTGGACGCCATCGTGGCCGGAACCGCGTCACCGACCACGACGACCGCACTCAGGGAGTATTTTTGCGAGTTTGTGACGGATGCCGCCTCGGCGGTTCTGCCGGAATTTACGTCCGAGGCACAAGCACAGGTAGTGAAATCCTCGACACGGCCCCCGTATTTCGACGCCTACGTCGCCATGGACCCCGGATTCCAAGACCGGACCGCGATCCTCTACGGGTATTGGGATTTTCGACGCGCCCGCCTCGTCATCGAGGACGAATCGCTCATGCACCGGCCGAGCACGAGCGACATCGCCGCTGAAATCGCACGAAAGGAGCGGGCAGCGTGGGCCGGACAGGAGCCTTACGCCCGTGTCAGCGACGTGGACCCCCGACTCATCGCGGATTTGTGGCAGCTTCACCGCATCCAATTTCGCGCCAGCGAGAAACAGGACTCGCTCGGGGCCATCAACCTCGTGCGGAACATGATTCAGAGCCGCGAGCTGGAGATCGACCCGAGGTGCGTCCACCTCATCCGGCAGATGAAGAACGCTATCTGGAACAACAAGGCCACGGACTTCGCCCGTGCTGGCACAAAGAGCCCGGACGGTCACTTCGACCTCGTGGCCGCGCTGAAATACCTCTGTCGGGGCGTGAACAGACATCATAACCCCTATCCCGAAGGGTACGGAGCCATCACGACGCAGTCGACGTGGCACTCGCCCCGTCCGACAGCGAGTCCGGTGGGCCTCGGACTCATGGCCGACACGCCTTTTTCGCGTAGACTCGCACGGACCCGCCGAACCCGAGGTCCGTCCTCAAGGTACTAGCCAAAAACCAGTACCTCGAACGCTTTAACCGTGATACGGGGCGAACATGCCGCAGAATCTTTGGGACAACGACACCAAGTACTTCGCGACCGAGCCCCCCGAGGAGTTGGGACCGAAGCTCGTCGAGAAGGTGCAGCAGTATCGGTACGATACCGGCGTGCAGGCGGTCGACGGTCGCATGGCGCACGCTTGGCGCTACTACTACGGCTACGATCCGATGGGCTTTCACGCCACCGGCCACGTTGCTCGCGGTGGCATTCAGGGAGAGTTGGCGGAAATCCGCATCAACCACTCCCGGTCCCTCGTTCAGACCCTACTCAACCTCATCGTGGCCCCGCAGTTCGTGTGGAACCCTCGGGCCTCGACCATGGACTACGACGCCGTGCGTCAGGTCGAGGCTGCGAGGGCGATTCTGGAGCACTACTGGCACAACCGGCAGTTTTCAAGCTACGCCACCAAGGCCGTCGAGTCCGCCATCGCTCTTTCGGAGGGATTCATCCACGAGGAGTGGGACACGGCGATGGGTGAGGAGTACTCGGTCGATCCCGAGAACCCCGGCAACGTCATCAAGACCGGCGACATCCAGTTCACGAATCCGGCTCCGTGGGACGTCATTCGCGACCCGTACAAGAACGATTTCAGCGAGTGCCAGTGGGTCATCGTCCGTCTGTTCAAGAACAAGTGGGACCTTTCGGCGCAATATCCGGCCAAGGCCAAGGAAATTCACGACGTTCCGCCGGAATTGCCGGTTCGTGGTGACGCCGGCTACGCTCTGAAGGTCGCGACCGACGATGTGCCGCTGTACTACTTCTACCACAAGCCCTCGGCGTCCTTGCCGATGGGTCGGATGGTCAAGTTCGTGTCGAGCGGCGACGTGCTCGAAGACACCATCCTTCCCTACGGCGCGATTCCGCTTCAGCGCATTACTTGCGCCGAACTTCAGGGAACGCCCTACGGATACACGCCGTACTTCGAGATTCTCGGCATTCAGGAGGTCATGGACAGCATCAACTCGTCCATCACGACGAACATCACGACCTTCGGCACCCAAAGCCTCGCAGTCGAGGAGGGTTCGCCCGTTCAGCCGGATGATTTGGGTGGCGGGATGCGAATCATCTACTACCGCCCCGGTAGCCAGCCTCCGCAGCCGCTTCAGTTGACCAAGAGTCCGCCGGAAGCCTTCAAGTACCTCGAAGACCTCAAGGTCCACGAGGAGCTGCTCATGGGCCTCAACAACGTGGTTCGTGGACAGATGCAGACGGGTAAGGAGTCCGGCGCGGCACTGGCTCTTCTTCAGTCCCAAGCCATTCAGCAGGCGTCAGTTCTCCAGCGCAACTATCTCAACGCGCTCGTGAACGCCGGAACGTCCATCCTCCGCATCATTCGGTCACGAGCGGCACTGCCGCTCAAGATCGGCCTCGTCGGCAAGTCGCGCATGGACCTCATCCGCGAGACCGAGGTGACGAAGGACTCGATTCAGAGCGTCGACCAGGTGGTCGTCGAACTCGGCAATCCCGTCAGCCAGACGGCAGCGGGTCGGTTCGAGCTTGCCATGCAGCTCGTGCAGATGTCGGTCATCAAGACGCCGCAGGAAGTGCTGGAAGTACTGGAGACCGGACGCCTCGAACCCATCGTCAAGGGGACACAGGAGGAACTGGTCAACATCCTTAAGGAAAATCAGGACATGGTGCGGGGCGAAACGCCTGTCGTGCTCCTGTCCGACGACCACCCGCTCCACGGCAAGGAACACACGGCGGCGGTGGCCTCGCCGGCAGCGCGTCGTGACCCGAACGTCCTGCGTGCCTACCGCGAGCACATGCACGAGCATTACAGCCAGTTCTACGGGGTTCCTCTGGAGATGGTCGAGATGGACCCGATGTACCGACAGCGGTTCCTGATGCTGTGCGGTCGTCCGGTGCCTCCCGAGCCGATGGGTCCACCGCCCGGACCGATGGGACCGGAGGGTGCTCCAATGCCGGGTGGTCCTGAAGCAGGTCCCCCGCCCACGCCTACGATGGCCGCTACAGGACCGATGGGCGCGGCCGAGGCTGGACTTCCTTCGATGCCGACCAATCCGGCCACGGGACAGGAATGGAATCCGAATACGGGCGGCGGGGTAGTTCCGCCGCGATAACGTCACCCGAGAGGTGACCGAAAGGCAAGGCGCATGGAAAACCAGACCGGAACGACCGAATCCACCCCCACGGGCGATGCGGCGACCGAAGGCGGCGAGGGTCAAGCCCTCGAAACCTCGGGCGCTTCGTCGACCGGAGGAAGGTCCTCGGGCTACGACTCGGCGGCTTCAGAGGCCGCGATGAAGCCCACGCTCGGCAGCAAGAGCGGCGAACAGAAGGCTCCCGCGCCGAAGGCTCCCGCTGCTCCGACCGCTGCCGAGAAGCGGCGGTACGCGCTGAAGGTCGATGGGCAGGACATCGAGGAGGAGCTGAGCGACGACGACATTCGCGTACGCCTCCAAAAGTCCCACGCAGTCGACAAGCGGTTCGCCGAGGTGGCGAACCAGCGCAAGCAGATCGAGGCGGCGCTGAGCCAGCTCAAGAACGATCCGGCCAAGGCGTTGAAAGAGATCGCGGGCCTTGACCTCGACGAGTGGGCCGAGAAGCGTATCTTGGAGCGATACCAGGAGGCCATGCTTCCCGAGGCCGAGCGCGAGAAGGCCGAGATGCAGAAGAAACTGGCCGACTACGAGCGTCAGTTCGAGGAGCAGAAGACCGCTGCCGAGAGCGCCAAGCAGCAGGCTTACGAGCAGCAGGTGTTCGAGAAGACCGAACAGGAGTTCATCCAAGCGGTCGAAACGCTCGGGTACGACAAGGGCTTTTCGCGCACGGTGCTCGTGCCGATGATGGCCGAGATTGCTGAGTCTGCGCTCGATTACGGTGTCGAGTTGACGCCTTCGCAGATGGCGAGCGAGGCGAACAAGCGGCTGGAGACCATTCACCGTCGTCAGGTGCAGGGCCTCAAGGGCGAACAGCTTCTCCGGTACTTGGGCGACGATGTCGTGACCGAAGCCATTCGGGCCAAGCTGGCAGCGACTCGTGGACCTTCGGCTGCGCCCTCGACGCCTCCGCCTCCCGCTCGCAAGCCCACGACCGAGGCTCCTCGCAAGCCGATGACACCGGCCGAGTGGCGGATGAAGCACCTGTACGGCATGGAATAGCAAGGTTGGCAGTCGGGTAGCTCAGCGGGAGAGCCTTGGGTCGCGGGTTCGAGTCCCGCCTCGAAAGCCAAATTTAGGGGCCGATACGGACAGTCCGTATCGACCCCTATTTCTTTTTGGCGCGGAAACAAGAAAGGATGAAAGGCCAAGGACGCTCACGCCATCCAACCGTCTTTCCATAGGTTCTCGGTGTCGACCGCATACGGACGCGCAAGCCATCCGCGGGGGGCGACGAGGGACTGAACGCAAGACTGCAAGTTCAACGTCTGACAACCCCCTCCGCCTCGCAGAGCGAGGCCCTGAAAGGCAAGGAACACCATGTCCGCCAACACCGTCGATACCCTGAACGGCCTTTTCAAGACCCAGTACGCTCCCGATCTGAACGACTTGATCCCGCAGAACGCCATTCTCCAGCAAAAGATTCAGTACGTTCCGGCCGACAAGCAGAACGGTGCGTTCTACGCTGTGCCTACGGTGCTTCTCCAGTCGCAAGGGGTCACCTACCTGGGTTCTTCCGGCGACGTGAACAACCTCAACGACGCCATCAACGCGCTGATGCGCGAGGCGCAGGTCAAGGGTAGCGAGCTGAACCTTCGTGGTCAGCTCTCCTACAAGGCGCTCTCGCAGGCGTCCACGGCCGGCGCTCGCGCGTTCAAGAAGGCGTCGAGCTGGCTCGTCGAGGACATGGCGAACAGCATGTTCACGCGCCTTGAGCTGTCGACCCTGCACGGACAGGTCGGTCTCGGCCAGATCGACGGCACGCCGGCGGTCTCGGGCAGCAACGTGACCGTTGTGCTGAGCGAGGCGTCGTGGGCGACCGGCATCTGGGTCGTTCTTGAAGGCGCGCTGTTCAACTTCTGGGACGGCAACACGGATCAGGACGTCACGGCCAAGCTGGTCGAGGTCACTTCGTCCGAGCGGAAGCTGAAGTTCACGGTCATTGCCGGTTCGGCGAGCGACATCATCGACGGCTGCGACATTTTCCCGAAGGGCGCGCGCACGGGCGTGAGCTCGTACAACGAGATGGCCGGCCTCTTCAAGCAGTACTCGACCACCTCGGGGTCGCTGTTCAACATCGACGACCGTCAGCTCTATTCTCTGCTTCAGGGTAACGTGGCTCAGAACATCGGCGAGATTAGCTCGGCCAAGGTCGTCGAGGCCGCTTCGCTCGCCGTCGACAAGGGTCTGATGACGGACGCCATCGTCCTCGTCGGTACCAAGACTTTTGCGGACCTGAACGCGGAGAACATGGGCCTGCGTATGTTCGACTCCTCGTACTCGGGTGCGAAGGCCGAGAACGGCTCGAAGGAGCTGAGCTACGACCACATCAACGGCAAGCTGAGCGTGGTCTGCCACCCGTTCATCAAGGGCGGTCAGGCTCTCATCATGGACCCGAAGGACGCACTGTTCGTCGGTTCCAGCAAGCCCACGTTCGAGATTCCGGGGATGCAGGACAAGTTCTTCCGCCTCGTCGAGGGCAAGAACGCGGTCGAGCTTCAGAACTACTGCGACCTCGCGGTGTTCGTCCACAAGCCCGGCCAGGGCGTCGTCCTGACGGGCATCACGCACTAGTCCGACCAAGGTCAGCGACTCGGCCCACCTTCCGCAAGGGAGGTGGGTCGTTTCGTTTGACGATGACCATAAACAAGATAGACGAGAGGTGCCTCATGGCTCGTTACGTCCTTCCGAACGATCCGGCTCTGTCCGCCGCTGCGGTGGTCCCGAACGACGCCGCCGACCTGCCGAACTTCTCGCGTATGCTGTACGTCGGCGTCGGCGGCTCGGGAAAGCACGTCGAAGTCACGACGCTGAACGGCGACCGCGTGACGTTCAAGAACATCCCGACCGGCATTCTCATGGTGCAGGCCCGCAAGGTCTGGGCGGCGGGTACGACGGCCACTGACGTTTTGGCGCTCTGGTAGGAGGCACCGTGGCCGCTTTCCCGTACATCAACATCCCGTCTGACGCTGCGCTTCCGTTGAGCGGGAGCGAGAACGTGCTTGTGGCGCAGGACGGCATTCTCCACAAGACGTCGGTCCAGAGCATCGCCGACCTTGCGGTCGATACGCCGGTCGAGATTGCGGGCGAGCTGTTCGTTTCAACCAACGGGTCTGACGCCACGGGAACCGGGTCTCTTTCGGCACCGCTGGCCTCAATCTCTGCCGCTCTTGCGGCAGCCTCGGCCGAGTACCCGACGACGAGCTACGTTCGCATCAACGTAGCCCCGGGCGAGTACTCTACGCCGCTGTCCATCACCCGCGCCCGCACGACCATCGTGGGCGCGAACGTGTCGGCCGATGACCGCATGACGCGCCTCGGTCCTGTGACCGTGGACTGTGCCTCGGCTACGCAGAAGTACCAGGACACCGTGGCGCTGTCCGGCGTGTTCATCCAGAGCACCATCGCGCAGCCCGCGCTCAAGATCACGGGTACGGGTCTGTTCAGCGTGGACGTGGTCAACGCCTACATCACGACGACCGTTGCCGGCCAGAACGCGGTTCTGTGCGACGCCTCGAACACAGGCAAGCCCGCGGTGTACTTGAGGAACTGCGTCGTCACGAAGCAAATCTTGGCTTCCGCCGACGTCGTTCGCTTTGCGCGAGGCGACGCACGGCTCGACTCAACGCGGGTATTTGCTTCTGTTTCCGGCACGGGCAACGGTGTGTCGTTTGAGAACAACGCGGTCGGTCTTCTCGACCGAGTGCTGGTCGACATTTCGACGACCGGCGCGGCACTGCGCGTCAATCTCGCTCTGTCGACGGCCGCACTTCCAGTGAGCGTGTCGAACAGCGCTCTGACGGCCAACGCTTCCTCGTCCGCGTGCGCGTACTTGGCCAACACCCTCGGCCCCGCGGCCCTTATCTGGCAGACGATTCTCACGAAGCCGCTGTCCGGAGCGGGAGAGTACGCCATCACGGGGCTGTCGAATGGCAGCACCTTGACGCTGCTGTCCGGCAACCTTGCGTTCCCGGTCAACAGCACCATCAACACCGTAACTCGTGTGGGCATGACCATCGTCTAGAGGTTCTTCATGGCTTTTCCGCGCATCGAAATCTATCCCCGCGCACGTCCGCTGACCGGTGACGAGGATGTGGTCGTCTCGCAGGGTGGCGTTCTTCGCAAAGCCTCGACGGACCAGATCAAGACGTTTGTCGGTACGGGCGGCGGCGGTGGCGACGGAACGACAACCTTCGGCGGAACACCCTCGACGCTCGCGGTGGGTACGCCCGTGGGCATCGGCGCGAGCGGTGGTCTCGTCGCGTGCAGAGCCTCGGACGGCATGAGCATGCCATCGTTCGTCGGTTTTCTTCTCGATCCGGCCACAAACAAAGTGCAGACCGAGACCCTGTTCACGACCACCGGGCTGACGGCGGGTGCCTCGTACTTCGTTGGCAACGCGGGAGGCATCACGACCGCGCCTCCGACGACCTCGGGGTACGCGGTTCAGCGCATCGGAGCGGCCTTCTCCACGACCAAGCTGTTCCTTCAGCCGGGTCTCATCGTGATTACCGATGGCGCGTAGCTACAAACCGAAGATTGCTAAGGATGCCTTGAAGCCGAAGGTGTCGAAAGAGGACCTGCCGCAGCCTCCGCCCGTCGTGAAGCTGCTCGAAGACGAGCATCGGCAGCTATTGTCGGCGGCACTGGAGGGCGAGGCGTCGAACGAGAGGGCCGCTCGCTTGCGTCTGGAGCGTTTGGTTCTGCTCGCACGCATCGACCCCGAGAACCGGATTCTCGCCATCGAAAAAGCGGTCGCTGAGTGCGCGGAGCGGCTGTCGAAGGCGGAAACAAGACACAACGAGTGGACGTCCCGTGTGCGCGAGCGAACGGGCATCCAGACCGAATTCACGTTCGACTCCGAGACCGGAGTCATTACCACCGAGATTTCCTCGGGGCAGTAGGAGGCAGCAATGGCTAGCATCAAGAGTGTGTTCAGCGCGGGTTCGGGCAAGGTCAAGGAAGTTGCTGGCCTCCAGCTCAACGACGGCGGGACGCAGTTCGACGTCACCCTGCCCATCAGCTCGGACTCGGCCATCACGGGCGCGTCCCTGAGCGCGGGCGTCGGCCTCATCGACGGCGGGTCGCTGAACATCGGTTCGGCCGCTTCGGCCGCGACCTCGTTCGCGGTTACGGCCACCCCGGCCGGCGGCGGCGACACGGCGCTCGCGACGGCGGGCTACGTTGACGCGCAGGTCGCGGTCATCGCCTCGGGTGTCTCGCTTCAGACGTTCACGGTTGCGGCGACGACGAACCTTGCGGCCGGTCAGGTCGTGTGCCTCGGCGCGGGGACCAACGCGCCGCTGGCTCGCGCCGACAAGGACGCGGATCTCACCTCGAACGCCATCGGCGTCATCAAGAGCATCGACGGTCTTGCCGTCACCGTTCAGCTCGACGCTGAGATCGCGGTCAGCGACCTCGCCGGTTCGTCGGTGGGTGACCCGATGTTCGTCGGTGCGCTGGGTGCGGTGGTTCCGTACTCCAGCCTGTCGAGCGGCGACTTCGCCACGCAGGTCGGGTACGTTTCCGACGTGGCCGCTGACAAGATTGTCATCGTCCTCAAGACCTTCGGCGAGCTGGCCTAGTTCGACCGGCTGGTGAACCAAAGCGACGCCCTTCGGCCTTACGGTCGGAGGGCGTTCGCGTAAACAAGACTGTCGAGGAGTTTCCATGTCCAAGCCCGTCCTTCTCTCCGGTGGTAATGGCAAGGCGTCAGAGCTTGCCGGTTCAGTTACGGGTCAGGTTTTGACTTGGAGCGAGGCGGGAGAATGGTTCCCCGGCTCCAGCGGCGGCTCGGGTGGCGGCGGCGCCATCTTCTACTTGAACAGCGCCACGTCGGCGGCATCTCCAACGGGCAACGTCCCCGGCGGCGCGGGCGGCGCTACGGCTTACTTCGCCCCCGCGCAGACCTCGAAGACCTTCACGGCGACGGCGCAGACGCGCCTTGCGCCCCCGACAGGTGAGCTTCCCTCCGACGGCTCGTGGGCCATCGTGCAGGGCTTTCTGAGCACCGATGCGCTAGGCTTGACCTCCATCCCCGCAGGTCTGTGGGATTTCAATCTGTGGGCGAAGGCTTCAACGGGCGCGGGAGCGACGCAGGTTCAGTTCCGCATCAAGGTCGGCGTCTACGACGGAACGAACGCTCCAACGATTCTTTTTACTTCTGACGATGTCTACATCTACGATCCTACGGTCGCCGCGCAGTACGCTGTCAGCGTCGTTATCGGATCGAACACCATCAGCGCAACCGACCGACTTTACATCGAGATTGACGCTCGCGCCTCGGCGAACAACCGCACTGCGACGTTTTACTTCGGCGGTGTGCAGCCCTCACACGTTCACACGACCATTGTCGTTCCAGTAAACCTTAATAGCAATGAGGTTACGGGAACGCTTCCGGTCGCGAACGGCGGCACGGGTGCCACGAGCCTGACCGGCTACGTCAAGGGCAACGGGACGTCGGCCTTCACCGCGTCGGCAGCGATTCCGGTCGCTGACGTCACGGGAGCCGCTCCGCTCGCCTCGCCGACGTTCACTGGCACGGTCACGATTCCGGCAGGTGCGAGTATCGGCGGCTACTTGACGACGGCCACCGCAGCGTCGACCTACGCGCCCCTCGCTTCGCCTACGTTCTCGGGTACGCCATCGCTGCCCACCGGAACGACGGGCGTGACGCAGAGCGCAGGCAATAGCTCGACGGCTCTCGCGACCACGGCTTTTGTGACTGCGGCTCTCGCGGCGTCGAGCGGCACCCCCTACGACCTGCCGTGCGAGATTCCAGGCACGCCTTTTGTGTCCACCAAGGTCGTGAACTTCGAGGCTGTGCGTCCGTTCATTCTGGCTACGACGGGTCACCAGGGCGGGCAGCTTTCGGCCCCGACCGGCAATTTCATCTGCACGGTGCGAAAGAACGCGACGACGCTTGGAACCATCACTTTCGGGACGTCGAGCTTCTCGACCAACATCACGGCGACGCTCACGGATCGCACGTTCGCTGCCGGTGACGTGCTGTCGGTCGAGACCCCGCCAGCGGATCTTACTATCGATACGCCGTTCTGGACGTTCTTCATGACGCTCGCGTAAGGAGACACGATGCCTCTGCTCCGGATTCAGCGGTACGCCCTGAATGGCATTCAAGTTGTCGACTACTTCATCACGGAAGGGTCGTTCGACGCCGGGGGTCAGTCTGTGTTCTTTCAGTTGAACCCTTCCCTGTTCCCGACCACGGGCAAGTACGCAGTCATACGAACCACGGGTTCGATATCGAACCTTGCCACCCCCATCGGAACGGCGGCTTGGGTCGGTGGTTCGCACCCGAGTGGGTATTCCGTGAGCGCCCCCGAGAAGGACGTCAGCACCATGAGCGGCACTCAGTACAGCATCCTGTATGTCACCGTGTCGGCCTAGCCGTCCGTCAAGAGGAGATGAGAGATGGCTTTCTTTTACATGGACAGAAACGCAGCCACTCTTGGCTTTGGGCCGCTTACCGCAAACGTTTCAACTCCGCTGTTGATTAACGTCACATCAGCAGTTCTTGGAGACATAACCACAACCACAGCCGCATACTCAAGCGCCAATCAACACGAGTTGGCTTTTGGTTCGCCAGACACAAGCCAAAACACAACACCGGGAATACTTACCGTAGATACAGCGGTTAATGCTTGGTTTAAAGGAATAACATATCAAAATCTAGCAGGAACACAAACAATCAACGCAGCTGGCACAGGCCGTATTGGTTTTGTAGGTACAGGAGCGTATGTAAACGTAACAGCAAACGGGCGTTTGGTTATTACATGCCCGATTCAGGGAACAGTCAACTGGGAAAAGCGGGGATCTTCAATCCTTCGCTTGACCGCTGTCAACGTCTTCTCAGCGGGCATGTCCATCGCCGCCGGTACGGTGGAGATTGGCAACGCCTCGGCCCTCGGCACCGGCACGGTGACCATGACCGGCGGGAAGCTGTCGAGCTCCTCAACGACCGGGTACAGCCTCGCCAACGCGCTCACGCTCAACGGAACGATGACGCTGGGTGATGCGACGAACACGGGTGCGTTGACGTTCTCGGGGACGACGACCATCAGCGGCACGACCAGTGTTAATACCGTAGTGACGACGACGCTGTCGGGTTCCTTCACCGGATCTGCGGCACTGAGCATGACGACAGGCGCAGGAGCGTTCTTCCTAACCGGCGCAACCGGAAACACATACAGTGGTGCTCTGACGATTGCCGGTGCGAACGTCTACCTCGCATCCGGTATCTTAGGGACGCCCAATCAAGTCAATACTGCCTCCAGCATCACGATCAGCAGCGGTTCGCTGAACTACCTCGGCGGAACTGCGCTATCTCAGTCGACCATTCAGGCAGTATCGGGCGCGGGAACGCTACGCATTTTCAATAACGGCGGCGTGACATTTAATGGCAATATGAACACGCCTGGATTCACAGGCGATTTTGAGACGTTTAGCGACAACGCTACGGGAAACACGACGCCCACCGTGATATTCGCGTCTGCGTCTGCCTATCCTGCATCAGCATCAAATATCACAGCACAATCGGTAAACAGCGGAGCTACGACGCATACGAGAACATACAGTGGTGCGTCAAATATCCAAACAACCGTAACCTATTGGGGGCACTACGCCTACAACGCCGCGTTTACGGCGCTCTTTCGACACTACGGTTCAACCGGCACGACGTTCACTATTGGCGGCTTGGGTCCGTGGATTAGCAATGATAACGCTTTTGATGTTACGCTTCAGTACGATGTTGCCAGCGGCAATACGCTCAACATCACGGTCCCGTTCAAGGAGTTCAGTACAGGCAAGTTCCTACTAACCAAACTCGGAACTGGAACGCTCACACTATCGGGCGACAACCAGATCAGCAAGACGATTACCGTCTCCGCCGGTACTCTCAACGCCAACTCCGCCACGGCACTGGGTTCGGCGTCGAGTACGGCGGCAATCTCGGTCACGAGCGGAGCCACGCTGTCGCTTGGCGCGGCCGCGACCTACACCCTTCGGACGCTGACCGTCTCGGGCACTGGGTCGTCAAACGCGCCCAACAACGGTGCATTGATCGTCAACAACACCGGCACGAGCACGTTCGGTGGCATCCAACTCACCGGTCCGACCTACATCCGAGCCACGAACAACGGTCTCATCAACGCACCGTTCACGCCCGCCAACAACAGCGTCATCTTCGGCGCGTCGGCCGGGTCGGACTTCACCCCCTTCGCCTCGTTGTCGAACGTCTTCAGCGGTACGGGTTCGGTGACCTACGGCGGACACTCGGGGGACACGGGCATCGTTCGTGCGGACGTTCGTCACACCTATACCGGCAACACGACCATGGCCTTCGGTACGACGTCCGTCGCCTCGGCGCAGGAGCTTCCCGCTACCGGAGGTCCGCTCGGCAACAAGTCGCTGACCGCTGCGAACACGCTGCTGATGACCGGCGGCACTCTGTCGTACCTCGACGGGAACGTAGACTACTCCGGCCGTTTCTCGACGGCGGGTGGGCAGCAGTGGCGTATCTCGGCCGGAACGGCCACGACCTTCGCAACGGCGCTCGTCGGAGCCAGTTCGCTCAGCCTGCTGGGCGGCGCGTTGACCCTGACCGGGTCGAGCACCTTCTCTTCGGGCGTGACGCTGGCTAGCGGCACGCTGAACGCGGGTTCGGCTGAAATTACGACAGGTCTCGGTGTTTCCATCTCGGGTCCGCTCGGTCTGACCGGAGCCATCGCTTTTACGGGCGGCACGCTTCAGTACTCATCGGTCAACCAGTTCGACTACTCGTTCCGCTTCTCGACAGCAGCCGGACAGTCGTTCAAAATCGACACGAACGGGCAGGACGTTACCTTCTCATCAGTCTTGACTAGCGCAGGCGGGTCGCTCGCCAAGTCCGGAACCGGAAAACTGACGCTCGGCGTGGCAAACAGTTATTCCAATGGGTCGACGTTGACGAACGGCACGCTGAAGTGCAACAACGCCGCCTCGCTCGGAGCCGGTGGTCTCGCCCAGGCGAACGGCACCACGCTTCACGTCGCCACGGTGGACGGCAAGATGACTATTCAAGGCGCTCACACGAACACGGGCTCCGGCTCGCGAATCATCCGCATCGGCGCATAGCGCCCACTACCGGCGACCGAGGTCGCCCGAAAGGAAACCCATGGCCCTTCAGATTGCACTGCTCGCCAAGGACACGCTCGTCGGCGAGAACTTCCCCGAGAGCTACGTCAAGGTCGAGTTCGTCCGCGCGTTCAAGTCCGACTCGCTCATCTGGGTGAACTGGTACGCGAACGGCGTGGCCCGCGCCGACATGAAGCACCCGGTCAAGCAGCGCGAGTACACGGCCGAGACCGCGCACCTCGTGGGCGCGAACATCATCGCGGCTAGTTACGAGTGGCTCAAGGCTCTCCCCGAGTTTGCGGGTGCGGTCGATGTCCTCGTGACTCCGGAGCCGTCTTTCGTTCCGGAGTCGCCGGTCATCGAAATGCCGATGTCGCCGGTCCTACCGGTCGCCGAGCCGGTCGCCGTCGAACCCGAGTTGCTGAACTAGCCATGGGCAGCGGATTCAAGCCTCCCGCCTCGGCGGCAGCGGCAGCGGCCCACGGTCTGGAGCTTCGACGCAAGTGGGGCCGAGGCGGGACTCCTGTCGGAGTGGCCCGCGCTCGCGACCTGTCGAACGGGTCCGAGGTGTCCCGTGAGACCGTGGGCCGCATGGCCGCGTTCGCACGGCACCTCGGACAACCCGAGTCCGACCCGCCGGACGGTGGCCCTTCCGCACGTGCCATCGCCATCAAGCTCTGGGGCGGGGCTGCCGGCGTGAACTGGGCGAAGGCCAAGATGGCGGCGCTCAAGCGACTCAAGAAAGGGGACTGACCGTGCCTTACAAGAGCAAGAGCCAGCAGCGTTTTATGTACGCAGCCGAGGAGCGCGGGGACGTCGAGCCGGGAACTGCGGCAAGGTGGTCCAAGGAGACCAAGGACATCAAGGGTCTTCCCGAGAAGGTGAAGTCGGCCAAGAAGGCGGCATATCGTCGTCTGTGGCGCACGGGCGGCGGCGAGTCTCCGTGACGTGTCCCAAGCCCTTCGTTCTCAAGGAGGGCAGGTGTCGGTACACGGTGCCGATGACGCTGGTCGATGAGCACGGACACGCACTCGAAAACGACTACGAGGGACGGAACGGATGTCCGCACGGAAAGGAAGCCACGATGAAGAGTGAAGCAAGGCTGGAACAAGGCACCGCGACGATGGGTCACGCCGAGCCGATGATGCCCGATGTCTCGGGGCTGATGCCGAAGGACGGTGTCCTTTCACCCCTGACCCTCGTCCTCGTGGGCATGGTTCTGGCATCGGGTCTTGCGCTTAAGCTCTTTCCCGCATGGCTTGACCACAAGACCAAGAAAGCGCAGGCCGATTCCAAGAAGCCGGACTGTTCGACGAAGCACAAACTCGTCGAGGAACAGGTCAAGGCTCAGGGCGAGCGTCTGTCAGCGACCGAAGAGCGTGCTACAGTCCACGAGGCACGCATCAGCGTCCTCGAACAGAAGGAAGAAGACCATGAATCTTGAACACGTTCTCGCTATCGTCGGGGCCATCGTCCCCATCTTCTCGGCCATCGCTTCAGCCCTCAATCAGCACGCCCGTACCGCCGAGGCCCCTTCGGCCAACGTGGCGAAGGCGCAGGTCGTGGTGAACGCTTTGGCGCTGAACCTCGACAAGATGAAGATCGCGGTAGCCGCCATCAAGGCCGCGAAGAAGTAGCGACAAAACAAGACCGACGAGGAGTTTTCAATGATGAACCCGCTGGACGTCAAGAAGAAGGTGCTCGGAGCCGTCAAGGGCTACGGGCGCGAGGGCATCGGCGAGATGCTCAAGAAGAACTATGGCAAGCCGGCCGTTGCCATTGAGATCAAGTCCACCAAGGTCGAGCCGGAGATGGGCGAGTCCGAGGACGAGATGTCCGAGGGCGAAGGCATGATGCCGCCCGAGATGATGAAGAAGCACGAGGGCATGGAACCCGAGGCCGTGAAGATGGTCGAGGGCGAAATGGATGAGCACGAGATGCCCGATGGCGAGATGATGAAGGGTGCGATGCACGGCAAGGGCGGCGAAACCAAGATTACTCCCGAGCTGCTTGAGATGCTCCTCGCGAAGCTGGGGAAGTAGAACATGGCGCAGCCGACCGACTACTCGGTATCGAACCTCGTGACCGAGGTGCGTCGGCGTGCGCTCATCCCCGCGTCGTCGTCCACGTTGACGAACGACGACATCGTCGCGTTCCTCAACGACGAGATTCGTGAGTACATCGTTCCCATGCTCATGGCGACGACCGAGGAGTACCTGGTCGACGCCACAGCCCCGTGGACTCCCGAGACGACGACCATCGACTTGGACATCGCGACGGACTACCGGGCGGTGGGTCTCAAGATTCGGGATATCCAGATTCAGAGCGTGAATTCTTGGATCTCCCTGCCCCGCATCGAGCCGGAGTACGAGTCGCAGTTCGTGGCGACCGGCGCGACTCAGGGGTACATGTTCCGAGGGAACAAGATTCACCTCATCCCCGTGAACTCGCCGGTCGGCGCTCAGATCCGGCTGCTCTATTACCGCCGGCCAGACACGCTGTCGTACTCGACGCCAACGCAGGTCCCCGGCATTCCGATGGACCTGTGTCCGCTGCTCATCCAGCGAGCGGTATATCGGTGCCTCGACGCGCTCGGGGACTCGCGAGCCGAGGCCGCTGCCGCAGCCGCCGAGCGGACCCGTGTGACGTGCATCCAGCTCATCTCGCCGCGTGGCGAGGGCTCGGCGCGGGTGGTCATCAACTACCAGGGTCCCGGGTGGACCTATCGACGGCGTCCGTATTACATGCGGTAGCCCTCGGAACGGAAGGCTACCTTCATGGCGTCGATTGAGAACTCGCTCAGCTTCCGCGGTCTTCAGACCTCGCCCAACAACCTTGGAGCGGGGTCTGAAGGCGCGTTGGTCGTGGCCGACAACGTGACCATCCGTTATCCCGACGTCCTTGAGCCGAGGCGCGGGCAGGAGGCGGACGCTTTTGGCGCAACGGTCGGTGCCGAGATCAAGCAGGTCTCGTTCTTCGACGACAAGGTCGTGGCGCACACATCCACGAACAAGGTCCGCGTTTCGGGTGCGGCGAGCGCCCTGACCGGCACCTACGCACCCGCGAACCCCGACTTCCGGCTGAAGACGGCTATCGCCGCGAGCACGTTCTTCATGGCGACCGACAAGGGCGTCATGGCCTTGGAGTCGGCAACCTCGACGGTCCCGAGGCTGAGCGGCATTGCGGAGCCGCTAACACCGTTTGCCGGCGTGGTACTTGACCCCATCTCGCCGCCTCCAACCATTGTTGGTTTCCTCGATCCGGGGAAGGCGGTCGCCTATCGCGTGCTGTTCGGGTACGTCGATTCACACGACGCCGTTCACCTCGGACCTCCGTCAGTTCGCGTGACCACCGAGAACGTCTTTACCGGACAGGCTTCAGTGAAAGTGTTTGTCTCGCTGCTCACCGCTCCTACTGATGCTGCTGGGAACATCATCAAAGGAACCTTCGTCCGAGTCTATCGTTCGGTCATGGCCGACACGGAGGCGCTCACGACCGACGAGCTGTATCTCGTGAACGAGACCGTCATAGACACGACCGTTTACGGTTTGAGCAGTGTTCTCGTCCTTCCTGACACGGCCCGGCAGGAGTTCGCCGTTCAGTCGGCCCCGCTCTACACGAACCCGACGCAAGGTGGCACGCCCAACGACGCGCCTCCGTTTGCCCAGGACATCGCAACGTGGTCAGAGCGCGAGTGGTACGCCAACACGAATCAGCCCCACACGCTCACGGCTCAGCTCATTGGCGTTGAGGGCGGCGGAACTCCGAATCTGCCCGCTACGGGTATTCGTATCGGTGACACGGTCACCATCGACGGTGTGGTGTTCACCGGAGCCGCAACGCTGAACTATGCCAATCGCGAGTTCGTTGTCTGGTCAAGCGGTACCCCAGAAGAGAACATCTCGCTGACACTGAACCAGCTTCAAGACGTCGTCAATACCTGGGCAATCAATCACCCCGAGTTTGCCATCCGCGCGTACTTGGAGCCGGTCGTCTTTGGGAACTCACTGCTGAACTTCAAGATTCGGTTCCAGCGCCCCACGGTCGACTCGACGACCAACACGTCGTTCTCGGTCAACTACGACGTTCTCCTGTCTACAGCTTCCGTTTCGGGAACGTCCGGCAACTACACGGTGACGACCACAGCGCCGCACAATCTCAAGGTCGGCGACTACGTTCGTCTGTATCGGATTAGCCAGCCGAACGTGATAACGACGGACGTGTTCGTGAAAGGGCCGGTCACGCCCACGTCGTTCAAGACGTCATCGACCTACGTCAACATGCTGAGCGGCATCAACCGCGTCATCCGGTACTACGGCGAATCGGTCTGGACGCCTGACCTGTTGGCAGGCGTGACGTCCGACAACGAACGCGGCGTGAACTACGTCTATTACTCCCTGCCCGGGGAGCCGGAGGCTGTGTCGGCTGCGAACTTCATCCCGGTGGGAACGGGCGGCAAGGCCATCCGCCGCATCGTCCCGCAGCGCGACCGGCTCCTCGTGTTCAAGGACGAAGGCACCTACGCCATCTACGGCGACTTCCCGTTTCAGGTCTCGCTCATCGACGACACGGTGCAGATTCTTGCCCCGGACTCGGCGGTCGCCATCGGCTCGACGGTCATGCTGCTGTCGGACGACGGTGTCATGGCCGTGACGGACGGCGGGATTCAGATGATCTCAAAGGTCATCGACTCGACGCTCAAGCCCTATTGGGCATCGCCGTACCGGGACATCACGGCTACGGGCGCGTTCGGCGTGGCCTACGAGAGCGAGAAGGTCTTCGCGCTGTTTTTACCGTCGCTCGGCATCACGGGTTACGAGGCCAAAGCCTACGTTTTTGGATTAGAGTCGCAAGCCTGGACGACGTGGACCTACCTTGCACCTCGTCTCTGCGGGCGGGTCGACCCGTTCACGGACACGGCCTACTACGGTCTGACGAACAGTCCGCGTCTCGTCAAGGACCGCAACACGTCGTCCACAGCTGATTACGAGGACGAAAGCAACCTTCCCATCCTGTCCACCGTGCAGTGGGCCTCGACGACGCTCGGAGCACCTTACGCCACGAAACAGGCGCGTGAGATTCACGCTCATTTCCGAGACATCCGAAAGCCTGCTGGCAAGGCCGTTACGCCCCAACTCGTCGTCAAGACAGACATCGTTCCCGCTGGCGGGTCCATCAACAACCTGTGGCTGACGACGGACACGTTCTCGACGGCCACGACCATCGGCACTGCCGTTCTTCCGCTCCAGTTCCGCAAGCTGATTCCGCAGGAGGTCCAGAGAGCGACCTACTACACGCTGGAGCTGACCGTGGTGACGCTCGGCGGCTACTGGGCGATGAACGGTTATAGCATCGTGTACGAAGGCACGAGCGAGCGGACGGGGACGGTGCGCTAATGGCCCGTCTTCCGCCGCTCACCCGCATCCGGACCGACGACTTCCGAGACGTTCCGGAAGAGGTCAAACCCGTCGTCGACCAGCTCATGTACGCGCTCAACCCCTTCGTAACCGCGACCCGAAACGCGCTCGCGCAGCGGTTGACGTGGTCAAACTTCGCCTCGCTCAAGCGCACGGTGCGAGTGCGGAGCAACTCGTTCCCGCTGTCGGTGAACATGCGAGAGCTCCCCGGCACGCCGGACGGGGTCTTCGTGCTTCAGTGCTACGACGCCACTGACCGAGCACCCGCTCTCGCCCCTCGGATAGCTTGGGTGCGCGACGGTGTGACCATCCGAATCACGGCGATGTCGGACCTGACTGCGGACCATGAATACGAAGTGACCCTGCTTGTGACTGCTCAATAAACAAGCCCTAGGAGAGGTTCAAAATGGCACGCTTTGAAGACATTGGTGGCGGACGAGTGCTCGATAACGTTACGGGTTACGCCTGGGAACAGAACGTCATGTCCCCGTGCAGTTGGAACGATCTGCCGGAAGGCATCCTTGTCCCTACCCTCGCTGAAATGAAGACGCTCATCGACGGTCAGAAGGCGGCACCGGAAGATTTTGCTGCTGCGTTCGGCGAGGGCAATGCGCCGGTCGGGTGGTACTGGGTGTACAGCATTGACCCCGCGCTGGAAAATGTGTGGCAGGCAACGTATTCTCAGACCAATGAAGCGGCCGAGGCCCTTTCGCTGAAGAAACCCGGACACGTCGCGGCTTGGTTCAACTGGCAGGGCAACCAGCCCTGTAACCGTCGAATCCTTCAGGCGTTTTTCCGCCCTATTCAAAGGCCTTTGTAATAGGAGGCACTGTGGCCAACGGAACACTGTCGAGCTTCTTTGAGAAGCAGCAGAAGGGTAAGACCCCCGAGCAGCGGGTCGGATACTCGACGGCCCCCGCTGAGCCGACCGGTGGTCCCGCGCCTATGGGCGGCGGTTCTGCCGGCGGACCTTCGGCCCCGAAAGCCACTCAGGGCGGCGGTACGGGCTTCGTGAGCTTCGGTCAGTACTTCGGCGGGAACGCTCCGGCGGTCCAGGCGCAGGCTCAGAAGGCCGTGGGCGCGGCTACGGCCCCGAAGATACCGACCGCACCGAGCGGTGTGGGTATGGCGAGACCGGAGCGTTTCGGTCCCGCACCGACCGCAGGTCAGATGATGCAGCGTCAAGCCGCAGGCCCTTCCGCCAAAGACCCTTACGCCGCTCAAATCGCTCAGACCTCGGCTCAGTTTGCCGCTCTCAACCCCGCCGCTCAGTCCGGCGATATGGGCGAGAACGTCGGTGCCTTCGACCAGCTTCTCGGCGGCGGCGAGACCCAGCGTGCGGCCAAGGGCGAGCAGCAGCGGCTCGGTGCTCTTCGGTCGGCTTTGGAAGGTCAGCAGGGTCAATGGCGTGCCGAGCAGTCACGCATGGCGCAGGAGCAGGCTCAAGCAGCAAAGGCCAAGAACGAGGCGGATGCGTACAAGGCATGGGCCGACCGCCTGTCTCCTTGGTACAAGGAGAACAAGACTGAGGCTGAACTCCAGCAGATGTTCAAGGAACAGATGCCGGAAGGTTCGTACACGCAGCGGTCCAAGGAAGAAGCCTACGCCTCGTGGGTCAACACCCTATCCCCGTGGTACAAGCAGAACTACACCGACGAGCAGCTTCGCACAATGTTCGACGAGCAGGTTCCGCCCGAACAGTACACGGACAAGAAGGCCCCCGGACTTGTGGGCTGAAAGCTAGGACACACTCATGGACCCGCTTACCGCAGCAGCAGCCGGAACCGCCGCCACAGGAGGTGCTGCCCTTCCTTTGATAATCGGTGGTGCCGCAATCGCCGGTGTCGCGCAGCTTGTCGGCATGTACATGAACGCGGGCGAGGCCGACAAGGCGCGTGCCGCGATTCAAGACGCCGTCGATAAGTACGGTCCCGAGGCTTACGGCATCATCGAGCGCGAGCTGGGTGGACCGAGTGCCTTGGAAGGTCTGAACGCCGAGAACATCTCGCCGGAAGCGGTCGCCGCTCAGCGTAATGCCCTTCGCCAGCTTCAGCAGGTCTCCGAGAAGGGCTACACGCCCGAGGAAGAAGCGGCCATCCGGCAGATTCAGGCCGAGACCGCCGCTACGGCAGCGAGCCAGCGGGCCGCGACTCAGGAAGCCTTCGCTCGTCGAGGCATCTCGGGCGGCGGGGCCGAGCGGGTGGCCGCGTTCCAGACCGCCTCGCAAGCGGCCAACCGCGCCGGTCAGCAGGGCCTCGACGTCGCCGCTCAAGCTCAGCGTCGAGCGTTCCAAGCCATGCAGGCGCAGGGCAATCTCGGCACGAACGTCCGCCAGCAAGCTTACGGCGAAGCCGAGCGAAGGGCGCAGGCCGCAGACGAGATGCGGCGTATCCGGGGTCAGGCACAGTTGAACGTGGCCCAGAGCAAGGCGGGCATGAAGACCGGAACGGCAATGCCGTTGTACGACCTCGCCACGCAGCCCGGTAAGCAGGTCGCGGCTATCGGCACGACCTTCGGTACGCCGTTCATTACGGCGGGTACGGATATCTGGTCGCGGGAACAGAAGAAGAAGGAAGGGGTGTAGTCATGGCGACCAACGCGAGTGAGCTTCAGAAGTATTTTGCCGACATAGATGCGGCCGAAGAGGCGGACGCCAAGCTGGCAGGCGTTACGCCGGACGAGTTTCGCGAAGCCACTCTGCCTTCCAAGGGACCGCTTGCCGCGCTCGGTCGCGCCACTTGGGAGGCGGAAGACCTTCGTCGCGCACGGTCGGCTTACGCCAAGCGGGGTATGGACCTTCCTGAGCATTTGCGCGTCAAGGAAGCTTTCGAAGCACAGCCCATCCCCATCGCTTCCGCCCCTGCCCGTGCCGACGTCCCGGCTCCGACGACCGGAGTCATCGCCCCGACGACCTCGACTCAACCCGCTCCTCCCGCCGGCACGTCCTCGACCGTGAAGCCTCCTCCGGTCGATGCCGGTTCCGGTGGCGACGACGAGCTGGGTCGGCTGTCGATGGGTCAGGCCCTTGTTCGTGCGCTCGAAGGCTCGGGGAGCGTTATCTCCGGTCAGAACCTCCGTTCCGGTGCCGCCGACACCCTCGGCGAGCGCATGAAGCAGATCGAGGCTCTGAGGGCGAAGCGTCAGGAAAAGGAGATCACCGACGCTCAGGAAGTCGCGAACAACAAGGCGCAGGTCGACTACCTCATCTCTCGGTTCCCTGAGCAGACGGATTCCCTAACCAAGCTCTATGGCATGACGCGCAAGGCCAACTTCCCGCAGTTCGTTCGCCTGGAGGAGCAGATTGCTTTGGACAGGGCTCGGGCCAAGACCGAAGGAGTCAAGCCCGAGGTCGCGCTCAGAGGCGCTGAGGTCAAAGAAGGTACCCTTGAAGAGCGAATCACACATAACCGCGCCACAGAGGCGATAGCCCGAGCGGCTGCTGCGTTGGCTGCTGAACGCGCTGCCAAGCCTGCTGCTGAAGAGCGGGGCATCAAGCCGGAGGCTCTGACGAACCGACTCAAGGACCTCAACGCGCAAACGAAGCCGTTTCAAGAAATCGTCTCGTCGCTTAAGGAGGCCGACGCAGCTTTGTCTGCTCTCGGGACGGGACAGCTTTCGCTCGGAGCCAAAGCTGCGTCGAAGATTCCGCTCATCGGACAGTCGCTCGTCTCAACGCCAGAGCTTCGTGCGTTGCAGGGACAGGAAGGTCTCAAGCAAAGCTACCAAAAGCTCAAGACTGGTCTTGCTGCCGTTGGACAGGAGCTTGCGTCCTTTGAGAACCAGTTTGGTCTGAACTGGTATGCTGACCCGCGCAAGGCACCGCTGGCCGTTGAGACGTTGAAGCAGATCACACAGGACGCTCTTCGTCGTACTCAAGCACCTTTCGGTGCAGGTACAGGTAACGCGGCCATCGACCAGATGGAAGTGCTCAGCCTGCTTCGGAATACGGGCGGCTTGACCTCAGAAGACCCTGTCTTCCGTCCGAATCCTACGCTTCAGAAGGCGGCGGGAATGACGTCTCCTACGACGGCGGGTCCTGCTCCCTCGCCAGCACCTACGACTATCCAAATTCGACGCAAGTCAGACGGCAAGACCAAGACGGTTCCTGCTGCCGTCAAGGCCAAGTGGCTTGCCAATCCCGACTTTGAAGAGGTTTCGTGATGGCGACCTTGAACGACGAGTTCGACGCGCTGCCCGATGCTCTTGCGGCCAAGTCACTGAATGACGAGTTTGACGCACTACCTGACGCTGCGCCTGCTGCGCCCTCTCCTGCTACCCCTGACGAAGACCTCGGTACTTTGTCCGGTCTTGGTCGCGGCTTGATTGATTGGACGCCTGGCGGAAAGGCGGCTGTGGCGGGCATTGAGTCTGCGTTCAGCCCCAAGACCTATGAGGAGAGTCGTCAGGAGGTCGAACAACGATTCGCCAAGACAAAGGAAGCACAACCCATTCAGTACGGTGCCGGGCAGTTTGCTTCTCTTCTTGGCGTCGGACGTTTGGCCGGAAAACTCGGCGAGGGCGTCCTGCGCGTTGCTGCTCCCGTCGTGACGGAAGCGGCACCCGTGGCATTGTCTGGTCTTCAGAAGGCCGGTCGATATCTGCTGGAGCAGGCCGGTCAAGCGCCCGTGTCCTACGCGCAGGCCCGCGAGGCCGGAGCGACTCCGGGTGAGGCTCTTGCGGCGGCGGGCGTTGGTGCTGCGGTACCGGCTGTGGCTCGCGGCTTTGAACTTGGTGGCGCAGGTCTAGCTGGCAAGACCGCAGAAGCGGTCAAGGACAGCAACGTCCTCGTGAAGGGTTTGTCGATGCCTGTGCGGGCCGCTGGCCGCGCAATTCAGGCTGCACCTACGGCTGCGCTCGTTGGTCTTCCGGCCGTGTCGACTCTGACGGCCGAAACTCCAGCGGACAGGACTACGCAGGCCCTGACCACACTACTCGGCGCTGGCGGCGTTACAGCAGCCGGTCTTGGCAAGACGTTCCAGACCCTTCGCAAGCCCCTCGCAGGACGTGCGGCTCGGGCTGAGACGCAGGTGCTGGAAAAGGAAGTTCGTGCGCCCGTAGCTGCGGCTCGCGAGGCGCTGACCTCGGCCGAAATGGCGCAGGCTCGTGAGGTTGAGTCGGCAAGCATTCAAGCGACGAAGGACAGGATGGGGGTCGAACGCAAGATTGAAGACCTTCGCGAAAGCCTTGCACGCAAAGGAGACCAGGTCTCTGTCAAGGAGCGGATGCAGCTTCAGCGGCAAATCGAGCAGGAGCAGGGCAAGTTGCCGGAGCTTGCAGCCAAGGAGGTCGCGGTTAGAGAGAAGCGAGCCAACAACGACCTGTTCAAGGCCGTCAAGCTTGCCAACAAGACCGAAGCCCGAGCCGCGCAGCTTGAGGCCCTCGGCGGACGCGAAGACGCGAAGCTGGCTTCCGACCTTCGTAAGCTGGAGGCCGAGAAGGGTGACATCGAGGCTTCGGTGCGGGCGCGTATTGCACAGAAGCACGGCGAGGTCTTTGGTCGACTCTTGGATATCGACCGGGCTGACGAGGTGCTGGCCTCGACGGTGGCCGAACGTCGGCCGCTTCCGCCTGAGTGGATTGACATGCTCGCCGGTCTGAAAGAGACGCGAGAAAAGTGGACGGAGCCTGCGTTTGCGGTCATTCGCGAGTACCAGGCGGACCCCGAAGGCTACGTTCGCCGTGAAGTCCAGAAGGCACTTGCCGGAGTCGAAGGCAAGCAGTCCGACCTGTTGAAGCGTGCCGAGGCCCGTGTGGCTTCCGCTCCAAACTACAGGGAGATGGCTCAGGCCGAGGCACAGAGGGCGCAGGTTTCGCAACTCACACCGGAGCAGCACGCAGCTTTGGCTAAGCGCTTCGGTCTTCAGCTTTCGGACAACGACCTCGCTATCCCCTACTCGTTGGTGTTTGAGACAGAGCGCCCTGTGGGCCGTTTCGTGGCGGCGGACACTCGTCTTCCCGTTGGTCGTGGTGTGACGCCAGCCTACGAGCAGCAGGTCGCCAAGATTGCCGACCTAGAAAAGCGACTTGCTGAGGCTCGTGGCACCGCCATCTCGCCGGAACTTGAGCGCGAACTGGCCGTCGAGCGTGCCAAGCTGGAGCGTCGGCAGGCCGAGGACGTCGCCGCAGAACGTCGAGCGGTTCCTTCGGCAGCGACCGAGGCGCAGCGAAAGGCTGCTGCGGGGCTGGAGGCCGCAGGACCGCAGGGCGTTCGTGACTTCGTTCCGGCCACGCCCGAGGAGCAGCGACAGGTCGAACTGGCCTTGCAGCAGGGCAGGCGTGTCGTCGAGGGCTTGGAGCCGGGAGTTCGTATCCCTGGCGAAAAGGCCGAACGCCCGCTCGCGAACGTCGGCCCCGTGGCCGCGACGCTCGGTCTGCTTGCGTCCGAAGGTGCTCGCTTCAACCCGAATACGCTCAAGGTTTCGGGCGGCTGGCTGCGCGGCGTGCTCGCCAACAAGCTGACCGACCCGGCCAACGCTCGCGAGTTCCTGTCCACGGTCGAGATGGGCAAGGAATACCGAGACGCTGCCGCCGCCAATGTGCTGCTGAAGCGGTTTGACGAGGTGCTGCGTCAGGGCTTTGAAGGCTCTGAGAAGTGGCGAAAGCTGGCCGAGAAGACAGGCCTTGTGTCTTCGATGCTTCAGGCCATTCGAGAGGACGCCCGTGTGCGTGATGCGATGGCAGCCCCTTAAACAAGAACCCATGAAACCCCTGTAGTTCCAAGGGGTTACGGCACCCCGAGTGTGCCGATTTTATACGCCCTCCGGCACGAGACCGACACCATGACGACGCCCTCCAACCACCCGCCCATGGACGCCCTTCGACAGTGGTGGCCGATACTCTTGAGCGCGGTGATGGGGTTGACCGGCCTCGGGGCCATGTGGGCGAACACGAACAGCCGGTTCGACGCACTGGAGCAGCGGGTCGTCGGTCTGGAGCTCGACCGGGTGCAGCAGCGGGAGTCCATGGCTCGTGTGCTCGACGCCATTCAACGTACCGACCGTCGTCTGGCGCTGTGGATTTGCAGTCAGGACCCTAAGCGGTGCGCGGAGTAGCCAACATGGAAATGGACTGTCCGAAGTGCTGGGGCAAGAACAAGGCTTGCGTTCGCTGCGGCGGGGACGGCAAGTGTCCCGACGTCCAGCTCTCGCCCCACTTCCGCCTGTCCGAGCTGCTGGCGTCCAACACCGCGAAGTCGAAGGGGTTGGACAACGACCCGTCGCCCGAGGTGCTCGCGAACCTCAAGAGCCTGTGCGTCAACGTCCTCGAACCCATCCGGGCCAAGGTCGGACCGCTCCGTATCAATTCCGGCTATCGTAGCGACCCGGTGAACGACGCGGTCGGCGGGTCGAAGACGAGCGCCCACTCGTTCGGTCTCGCCGCCGACCTCCACCCGGCTCACGGTTGTAAGAAGCTGATGAACGACATCATCGCGAGCGGCGTGAAGCTCGACCAGGTCATCTTTGAGCGGACGTGGGTCCACGTCGGCTACCTGCACCCGAAGACCAAGGCTCAGCGAAACGAGAAGCTGTCCATGTTCGTCGTCGGCGGGAAGACGACCTACGAGCCGTACAATCCCGCCGACGCTCGGATAGCCTAACCGCGCCGGTAGTAGCACTCCCAGCACACCGACTCGTACCGTTCTGCGCCGCCGACCATGCCCTCGGGGGCGTCGGGCTTACGTCGGGTCTGATGTGCGAGAAGGCCGCACTTGCAGTCGGTCTTCAGCTTGTGAACCACGTCCGCCTGGGCGAGTAGCTCCCCCATCGGACCGAAGGTCTTGCCACTCGACTCACGGTCCAGCCCCGCGACGATGACCGAGATGCCGACCGACCGGGCGAGAACGGCCCATCCGGCTACGTCGCCGCCGAAGAACTGGACCTCGTCGATGGCGACGACTTTCACGTCGGGATTGTTCTGCGTCAGGATGGCGATGTCCGTGACGTCGCTGGCCGACTCGCAAGCGAGCGCGATGCCCGAATGCGTTGTGACCGACTGACCGCTGTCGTACCTCTTGTCCGAGGCGTGCTTCACGAGCAAGGTCGGTACACCAGCCCCTCGGAAGCAGTGAACTCGGTCGAGCAAGCCCGTGGTCTTGCCGGCGAACATCGGCCCCGTGAACACCTCGATTGTCGCCATCTAGTGACCCCCGATGAAGCGGGGCATTCCGACCCAGTGGTCCCGCAGCGCTACCGGACGTTCGACCTCAAGAATGTCACGCAGCCGCCTGACCTCGTCCACGAGGCGCTGCACATCTTCGTTCGTCCACCGGACGCCCACGGTGCTCTTGAGCAGGGTGTCGTAGCTCTTCAGATCCTTGTCGGTCACGGCTCACCTTCCAGCGTTTTGTTGACGTTGTCGAGGGCGTACTGCTTGATGGCCTCGTAGGTGCCGAGGCCGTAGTAGAAGTTGATCTCCGTGTCGGTGAGGACGCGCTTGCCTCGCTTGACGACGAGCCGGTCGACCTCGGGCTTCTCGCCCTTGGCTCCGTAGAACCGCGCCTCACACTCCAGCGTGTCGAAGACGGTGCCGTCCTCGTTCTCGATGTCGTACTCAAAGATCACGTTCGCCCCGCGATTTCGGCTTCCAGCCGGACGATGTGGGCCATGAGGTACTGGCCCATGTCGAGAGCCTCTTCCAAGGCCATCATTTTCCAGCAGTAGTTGTCGTCGTGGTCGAGCCCTTTGCCATAGGTCTTCCGGCCCTGCGCTCGACGCTCAGCGACCAGCTCGTCGAATCTACGTTCCGCCAAAGTGCGGTCGTCCATCTTCCTGCTCCTGGGCGTCCTGCAACGCCCTTGTGAATGTGTCCTTCGGCTGCTCACGCGGCTCGCGGCCTCGTTCGTCCCTTCGCCGGTCGAAGAGCCGACAGTCGATGGGCGTCACCGGCTCAATCCTCTGGATCAACAAGAGCCATCACCTTCGGTCCGCGAAACAACATCCCGACCTGACCCGCCATGCGACGAGCGTGACGAGCGGCCATCGCCTCGACCTGTGCCTGCGTCATATCCGACGAGCCGTAGTGGTCGACCCGCACGCACCAATCCCACTTCCGGTCGTTCTCGTTCCACGAGACCTCCCCGTGGATTTGGACGTTGCCGTTGTCGGCGTACATAACCTTGTCGCGGCAACCGACCGTGTGCGAGCAGTCAAAGTCCGAACACTTCCATCGCAGTCGATCACCATGGTCGGCTTTCGGTCCACGGATGCCCATACTACGCCTCTGCCACAGGCTTCGACTCCGCGCTCGCCTTCTTCAGCTCGGCGATCTTCGCGTCGATGAGGGGCTGATGCGCCTCCTCCTGTCCCTTCGGAACCACGGCGAGGAAGTTTTGGAACGCACCCACACGAACCTGAATGCCGCTATCGGGGACCAGCACTGTGGCCTGGCTGAGACCGTCGTCGCCTGTCACCCAGCCGGTGACCGAGCGGGTCTCGATTTTGTCGGCCTTGACGTCGTAGAAGTGAGCGTCGAAACGAATACCTGAGTCGGTGGCAAAAGAGACGAACACGGTGACCTCCTAGGGTGAGTGTTACAGAACCGCCTTGATCAAACGGTCGGCGTGAGCGGGACTGTTCCATGAGAAGTTGCGGAAGACGACTCCTTCGATGCAGAACGTGGCGCAGATACCACGCATGGACTGTCCTTGTGAAGAAAGATATTTGGCGTGGTTGATGACCCGCTGCTCGTCTTCGTTCGGGACCAGCTTACCGTCCACGTCCGAGAAGCCGTAGGGAATGCCGCCGATGCGCTCGGCCTTGGTCTTCTTGACCGCAAGCGCAGCCTTCGTGCGCGCACCGATGATGAGCCGCTCGTACTCGGCAAAGGCGTCGATGATGGTTCGCATGAGCTTGGCGGCAGGGTCGGTACCGTCGCCCTCGCCGGCCGTGCTCACGATGCGAGCACCGAGTGCCTCGGCACGAGCCTCGGCCATCGCGGACTTCATGACGTCGCGGGCAAGACGGTCTCGCTTGGCGACAACGAGTAGACCGGCGGCATGCACACGGAGGTCTTCGAGCGCGGCCATGAGTCCCGAGCAGTCCGCCAAGGGCGTCGCACCGGACACACCGAGGTCGCGGTGAACGGCAACGACCGTGACACCTTGCCGGCTCGCCCAAAGTTCGATGGCGGCAAGTTGAGCCTCGGGGCCGAGGTGTTGCTCGTCGGTGGACACGCGGATGTACGCGACGGCCTTGGTAGCGTCGGCGACGGGCTTCTTGGACTTGGACTTGGACTTTGACACGGAACCCTCGGTGGTGCGTCGTCGGCCCCTACGACCTGCGACGAGGGGGACTATGCCGGACTGTCACAGAGGGGTCAAGAAAAAAGAACACCCGCTCACCGACAGGTGGGCGGGTGCGTTAGGTTTCACACGGTTCGCTACTTCGTCCCACCTTCCGACAGGTCGACGAACCAGTTCAGGTGCCTCGCGAGGTCGCGCAGAACGCGGGTCTGGGAGTCCTTCGTGCTGTCGGTCATGACCGTGACCTCGTACAGCGTGTAGCCGTCATCGTCCGTATCGACGAGACTCCCTGTCACAGAACCCCGACCGTTGTTGATCAGCTCGACGATGAACTTCATGTAACGCTCAGGAGCTTGGCTGTTCCCGGCTTCTGTCGCAGGAGCAGAGCCGTAGCACCTCGCTGGGCCTGCTCGGAAGTCTTGCCGAAGACGACACTCGTCGAGAGACCACCGGCTCCGTCCGGTTCGTGCATGAGCCAAAGCTGGTCGTAGGGAGCCTTTGCCTTCTCAAGAAGGACGATACGCCCCTCGCGAACAGTGCGGTAGCAGCCCTTCGGTCCCTTGCGCTTCCAGGTGATCATGGCTTGTCTCTTGGCGGTGTAAATCGCCGCCACTTGATGCCTACCAGGAACGTTCCGTCGCCACAGCGAACCGCCTGCAACGCTCCCGGTGGCTGCGAGTCGATGATGGGGTGCAAATCGCCGCAGCGGTAACAGGGGAACGGCTCGTCGCGCAGCACAGGAGCCTGTTCCAATTCATCGTTGCCGATGGTAAACATCACTTGTTCTCGTGGACGGGAAGGGCGCGTAGCCTTTGGACTTCAAACACGGCTTTGTCGCGCTCTCGGACAAGTTGTTGCCACATTACATCAAGGTGCGAGAACTCTGTCTCGCAGGGTCTCGACTTCATGCGGCACAACTCAGCAGTCAACTGTTCGACCTCGGCAGTCAGCCGCTCTGCCTTCGCCAGAGCCTCCAGCTTCTCGCGCTCCTCACGTCGAAACATGACGGCGTAGCTTTTTCGGTAATCGGAGATGGGCGCTGGGGAGGGAGTCGAACCCGCCGGAGCTACCGGCTGCCGGTCATTGAAGAGCGACTTCATGACTGCCCCAGCACCCAAAGCGTGGACTTCACGAACAAGTATTTCACAGTCATCAATAGCACGGTCCCGTTCGACACGGAGCCGCTCGACCTCGTTTTCCAAGAAGCACTCCCGACAGCCGCAGTCCTTCGTGTCCTCGTAATCGGGCTGTTGGCCTGCCTCGCGGGCGCGTTCGATTGCCATGTAGTCACGGGTCATCACTTGCACCTCGGGCAGAAGTCGCGACGAGTACCGTGTTCGGATTGTGCGAGCTTCTTCTCAAGCTCTGCAACCCGTGCACCCAACGCCTCGACGACTTTCTCAAGGCGCGCCACACCAAAACCAGGAGCCAACATTTCTTCGACAGAAAAGATCATCGCATCCCCCTCGCCGCCGCGATGGCGGCGGACTTGGCCTCGGCCTCGGTGGCGCAGGTGCCACACTTCCGGCGGTCCACCTCGGCCGACCAACGCCAATCCCCGCTATTGAGGCGAATGGCATCGAGGGTCGTGTCGTCATCCATGCTCGCGATGTAGATGCTGAAGCCGCTGCCGCACACCTCCCACTCCACAACGTCCGTAGCGGAGTCCTGCCGCTCCGCGAGCGCGGCGTCGATGCGGTCCTCTAGGCTGCCGATTTCTCGGACCCCAGAGTAGTGACCAAGCATCAAGCGGTTTGCGGCGATAAGTCGTTTCGCCTCGCGCAGCAGCGCCCACGGGTCGTGTTTCTCGGGGGTCATCGCGTGAATCTCCTCCTCGGTATTCTTGCCGGTTTTTCGACCACGGTCGCTTCTCTACGAAGCGAGTCGAACCAATACCGCCCTATCCCGACCGCGTCCAGCACATTGTGACGGAGGGACGGGGGTGCTGCCGCTTCCACCATCGCCAGCTCCTCGGGGGTCAGGGTCTTCATGAGGCGGGCGTGGTGGACGTCCTTGGGGACTTGGCCCTTCCACTCCCTCGGCTTGACGCCGAGGTGCGTCGTCGCTCGGAAAGCCTGGGCGAAGACCCCGACCACACCCGCGAGCTGGATGAGGTCGTCCGGGTCGCCTTTCGACGCCCCGGCTCGGTAGACCTGCGGGACCTCGGAGATGAAGTAGTCGGGCCGATTGTCATAGAGCACGACCGAGTCGTACCCCATCCACGCGGCGGGACCGTCGCCCTTCTTCACGGGATTGCGAAGGTAGGCGACGTGGGCGAGGCTCCCGTTCGCGTGCCACCAAGCCACGCCGCAGCCCCGGAGTCCGGGGTCGAGAGAGACGAGGTGAGTCATCACTTCACCCGCATGGGCATGACGATGGCGTAGTCCTCCAGCCCATCGGACAGCCCCGGGTACCGCAGGACGACCGGCGTGAGGTCGTCGGCAGGGAAGAACACGTCCACCGACCCGCCGGTCACGACCGACACGGCCTCGCGAATGTAGGCCCCGTTCACACCGAAGGTCACGTCTTTGGCGTCGTTGCCGTGGTGCATCCAATCCTCGACCTCCCCGAGGTCGGGGTCGAAGGCTCGGAACTTGACCACGCCGCCGCCCACGGTCCACTTCGTCGAGTCGGAGACGACCTTGAGACGACCGAGCACCGACGACAGCTCCTTCACGTCGAGCGTGCTCTTGGCTTCGGTCTCGGGGTAGATGCCAACGTAGTCGGGGTACGCGCCGTCGATGAGCCGAGCGACGACCCGCTCGTGCTCCGTGTCGAGCGCGATGGCGTTCTCGCTCACGGTCACCGACACCTCGGTCTCGCCGAGCGTGTCGAGGATGGACCGCAGGAGGCGGGTGGTCTTGCGGCTGACGATGACGCCCTTGAAGTCGGGAGCACCGCACCGCAGGCCCGAGTGGACGAGCCGGTGACCGTCCGTCGCCGTGGTCCCGAGAACGCCGTCCGCACCTTCGAGCAGCGTGCCGTTAAGCGAGTAGCGCGTCTCGTCGGTGGACTGAGCGTAGCCGACCCGACCGAGGACCGAGGCGAAGTCGCGGGCCTTTAGCCGAAAGTCGATGCCGTCCGACTTCTCGGGCAGCGCGGGGTACTCCTCGGCGGACAAGGTCGACAGCCGGTACTCGCTGCCGCCCGAGGTCACGACGAGCCGGTTCTTCTCAGCCGACAAGGTGACCGTGGCCTCGGGCAAGCCCTTGACGACCTCGCCCAAAGTCTTCGCGTTCACGGCAACCTTACCGGGCTTCGACACCTCGCCGGTGACGAAGCCGAAGTACCCGACCTCGAGGTCGTAGGCCCGGACGGTCATGCCGTCGCCGATGTCCTCCAGCAGGACCGCCGAGAGGATGGGCATGGTAGCCTTCGTCTCGGTCACGGTCGTGGCACGGTGCAGGATGGCGGCAAGGTCGGTCTTCTTCACGATGATCTTCATCGGGTCTTCTCCCACGGAATCAGCGTTCCGTTCGCGTCGTAGGTTTCAACGGCGTCCTTCGTCCAGTAGTGCATGAGCGTGGGCGAGGCAGTGATCTTCACGTCGGGGATGATTTCGGCCATCTTCGCGCACATAATCTGCGCCAAACGGGCTGAAGCGGCGGCGGCACGGTCCTTTGGCACCTCGGCGATGATCTCGTCGTGAACGAAGACCACCGGACGCGACCCGTAGAAGGCCGAGGTCGGGTCGGCGTAGGCTTCGAGTGCCGCCTGAAAGAGCGCCCTCTTGGCCCCTTGGGCGGCGAGGTGCTGGAACAGGTGGTTACAGCCGTCCGTGTAGCCCACATCCCCGCGAACGAAGCCGGTGATAGGGTGCCGCAGGACCGCCTCGCCCAAGCCTACGGCATGATTGACCCACTCGAAGTAGGTCACCATCTCCGGCCACGCCTTGAGCCACTGGGCCTTCATCTCCCGGGCCTGCTGCTCGTTGATGGTAACCCCGTAGCCAGCACGGGCGTAGTCGACTAGGGACGCGGCACCGAGACCACCGGGAGCGCCGAAATTGAAGACCTTGGCGGCATCTCGGGCGGTCTTGGCTGGAGAACCCTTGACCTTCTTCCCCTTCTCGACGTCCTCGTAGGTCATGCCGAGCATCGTCGCGCCGACCTGCGAGTGGAGGTCGCGGTCGTTGTTGATGCTAGCCGCCATCTCGCTCTTGCCGAACAACGTCAGGCAGACCTGAGCGAGAGCGCGGAGCTCCAGCGTGTCGTAGTCCACCGACACGAAGACGTAGCCGTCGCGGGGGACGAAGCACTCCCGAGTCCCGCCGACCTTTCGACCCGAGGGGAGGTTCTGGAGGTTGGGAAGAGAGCAATTATGGGAAAACAGTCCCATGGCCTCGTAACTCTCGTCGTCTAAGACTGTGAGGTCAAATACTTCATGGCTTCCCCGATGGTGGCACGCTTCAAGAACAACTCCTCGGTTGTTGTCTTCTGAAGCGTGTGAATCATCCGATGTCCGCGCTTCGTGACCAAGGCCAGATTGTCCAGACTGTTGTTCTTCTTGTCCCCATCGATGTGATGCACCGCAAGGTCCTCGGGCAGTTCCGCCAACCCCAGTGCCTGAGCCATCACAATCCGATGCACGAACTGCCTCTTCCCCTCGTGTAGGATGGTCAGATAACCGTAGCCGTCGTCCACCGCTCCGAGCCAGTTGTGATGCTGCTCGCGAGTCTTGCCCTTCATCGGATTCTTGCTGCCGACCTTCGACAGATGATACCGAACTGACGCAAGCCGCTGCCTTTCCTGCGGCGGGATGTACTGATCTAGAACCGCCCCGACGTTGTGTAGCGTCGTCTGAAGCTCGGCCGCAATTTCCTGCATCGTCTTCGACGTTTCGCGATACAGCTTTGTAGCCTTGGCCTGATTCTCTGGGTCCGCAACCCACTTCTTGCTGATGCTCATTGACAAGCTCCTCGACGGTAACCCACCGTCCATCGGAGCCTAGCAGCCTATGGTCTGTTGTGCAAACCAAAACATTCCCGTTGCTAAACGTCAGTTCCACAACGTCCCTGATGCCTTGGTGCAGGAACCGCGTCACGGGACGGAAGCGGTTCTTGTGCGTCCAAACGAGATCGCCAATCTGAACGGCCAGCATCGGCTTGTAGCCAGTGCTCGTGCGAACGAGCGTGTCGCCCGAGACGCAGCTCGTCCGGCCCGAGTTCACGAGGACGTTGAACCGCGCGTTGATGGGCCGCTGCGTGCCGTCCTTCAGCACCGGAACGTAGGTGCCGAGCACTTTGTCCACGCCGCCGCCATCGGCCACGAGGTCGAGAAGCAGCGAGCCGGTCTGCTTGAGCGTGTCCTTGGCTGTGCTCACGCGACCCGTCGCCGTCAGCTCGACGTCCATGCCTCGACGGGTCAGGTAACGCTGGGTGTACGCCTCGATTTTCTTGCTGTCTTTCGCCCAGCGCATCGGGACCGTGGTCCGCGTGACGACATACGGAACACCGTCCTCGTACTCAATCTCCGGCGTCGAGCCGTCGAGCGCGGGCTGAAGGTCCTTCTTCGTGGCCTTCCGACGCTTCGTGACCTCTTCATGGAACTCGGCCTCGTCTTCGGGGACGCGCTTGGGAACGAGGATGCCGGCCTGAATGACTCGCTTGCGAAGACGGGCCTGTTCGGTGAGGAGTCGCTGTTCGAGGTCCGCCACCGAGGTCGCGTCGGTTCGCACGCCCCACACGCTCATGAGGTGCAGCGCCCACGCCGCTCGGACCTGTTCCTGCTCGGTGGGTACTGCCCCGTCCACGCCGCCCTGCTTCAGGAAGATGGCGAGCGTGTCCTCGGCGTCTTCCTTGGCGTAGGCCGTCGCCTCGACGGGCCACTGGTCGAGCGGCACGTCTTCCAGCTCGTGGTAGCGCATCCGCCAGGCGTTCTCATCGGTCTTCTCGGCGAAGCGGTCCTTCCCGAGGTAGTGACCGGCAAGACCGGCGAGCGAGTAGCCTGCCTTGACCCACTCGCCGTTGCGGAGTGCGAAGGTCGCACCGTTGCGCTGGCTACGACCGGAGGCGATGTCGAGGAGCTCCTGACGGACCTTGGTATCCCAGATGCGGCCCTGCTCGTAGGCTTGGAAAACGAGAGGAATCAGCTCGGGACGACGAGCGCATAGAACCCCGAGGTCATAGGCGACGTTGTGGCCGACGAGCGCGACATCGGGGTCACCGAGCAGCATCTCGACGTAGTCGGTGCCGTAGCGCCGGTCGTGCAGCCATACGCCGTTTTCATCAGCTACCGACACGCACACGAGCTTCGGCGTGAGAAGACCGGGCTGGATGAGATGAGTCTCGGTGTCGAAGGCGACGACTCTCATCGCACACGCTCACATGACACAGCCAGCAGCACCGCGAACCGCTTCTGCTCTTCGGTCAGCGCCTTGGGAAAGAGCGCTCGCCAAATCTTTGAAATCATGGTCACCCTCGGTCGTCCCCCGCAGGACGACGAAAAGAGGCCGACCGCTCACCACAGGCAGGGACCGGTCGCTTGGAGAGGGGAATCCAAGGTCGGACTGTGGCAAGCGGTCGGCTTTTCGTGACGAGGCCCCTCGACCTCGTTTGGAACGGTCTGGAACCTTGTGGAACTAGAACGGAGCCGGGGCGTTCGCGCCGCCGTCGGCCACCGCGAAGAAGCGGTGCTTGGTGACGTTGCCGAGACCGTTCTTCTTGGCTTCCGACGTCACGTCGACCTGGAACTCGACGCCGATGGCCTCGTCCGTGTCAACGATGCCGGTGATCAGCTCGCCCGTGACCTCGTGCGCCGGAACCGCGAGGATGGCGGCACAGAGGTTCTTGATGTCCTTGAGGAAGTAGCCGTACTTGTCGCGCTTGAACACGACGCACGCAACCGTGCCGACGCTCGTCGCGCCCTCGCCCTTCGCCTCGACCACGCGGTACGTCGCGCGGAAGTAGGGTTCCTTGGTCAGACCGCCCATGCCCTCCTCGGCCTTCACGAGGGACACGCGGTACGAACCGACGTTCAGAAAGGGGAGCTTCTGTGAAGCGACCACGTTCTCAATGCCATCCCAAATCGCCATTGTAACCTCACCGGCCTTTCGGCCCACCGGGTCGGGGACGTCCCGACCGCTGACGGCCTTTTAGGCTTCCTCGTCGTACAGGTCAACGACTTTTTTCCACACACCGCAAGCTGCCGCAACGACAGGGAATTCGTCGTCGAAGATGTTGGCTATCTGCTCAGCCACGAGCCTGTGCTCAAGCTGAGTCGCAGGGTCGAGACGGGCCTTGAGGTAGTGAATCCAAGACCGCACCGAGCCGGTCATGTACAAGCGAGTCGGCGTGGCCATCGGAAGGACCATACGGGCCACCTCCTTGGCGATGCCTCGGGAAAGGGCCGCGGCGTAGGCTTCTTCCGCCGCATGGAACGCTCGACGCTGTTCCTGCTCCCACCACCAAACCGTCTCTTCGGACTCGCACGGAAGCGAGGACTGCCGGTTTTTCGCGTCCTGCATTCGAGCCTTGGTCGTCGCTGCCTTATCGGTCGTCCTCGCGTATCGCTGCGAGAACTCTTGGAACGTGAACGACCGATGCCGCAGGATTTGGGCCGCGATGGCGCGGGTCGTCTCGATTTCGACGGTCATGCTGGCGGTCTCAAAGACGGACCAGTGACCCTTACGGATGCAGTACTTCAACAGACCCGCGCCGGTCTCGACGTTGTCCTGGTTGTCGGGGTTGGATACGCGGGCCGTGTAGATGATGAGGTGCTCGGCGGTCTTCACGCCTCGCTCGACGAGCCACGGGGCGGGCTGAGTGGTGGCGACGATTCGTGCGCTCACTTGATCCCCTTCTCGTCAAAGTGCTTCCACAGGTGCTCGGCAAGTTGCCGCCCCATGGCGTAGTCCGAAGGCCAGTGCCATCCGGCCCGAACCCGGTTCCAGCCGACCTGCCGGCCGAACTCGTCGAGCGTGGGCTTTGCTCTCGGGAACTTCTCACCGAGATACTTTGCCAAGAACGCCCCGATAAGGGCGTGGTTCGACGGGTAGGACGGCGAGTTCGCGGTCTTGGAAGGCGGAAGGATGGTCTTGAACCGCTTGTGCTTGAGCCACTCCTGCGGCCGCATCCTCTTGAATCGAGTCTTGTAGTGCCACCCGATGGTCGCAAGTTGCTTGGCGAGTTCGTCCAATTCCTTACGGAGTCGCTTTGTGACCGTGAAGCCGTACTCTTCGAGCAGCTCGACGAACAAGGTCTCGACGTCCGGCCTATCCTCGTGTCGGATGCGAAAAATCTGAGCGTCGCTCAGGTCCTTGAGCATTCGCCGAATCTTGCCCATCTCCTCGACGGTCGTCTTCGACGAGTTCGTGGGCGGCGGAGGCATGGAGAACGCCTTGGCTTCGCCGACGAAGGCCGGTGTCGGACGGCCGACGAGGCCGGCGTCCGTTTCCTTCTCGGTCGGTCGATGCTTCAGCCGGTCGAGAGCGGCGTCCTTGTCGTTAGGTTCATTAGGCCCCACAGACGCCTCCGAGGCAACGCTCGTCCGACTCCTCGAAGACGACGCCTTCGTTACCGGCAGCGACCGAGTACGCGACTGGGGAAAGAGGCTGACCACCGCGAGCGCCGTCCGGGTAGACGGTGATGCCGCGAATCTTCGGGAGGTACTGGATGAGAATGCGCTCGTACTCGGCCAGCATGGACTCATCGTTCGCGGGCGTACCCCAGGCGGGCATGTTGATCGTGGACGAGATGCTCATGTCCACGAAGGTCTGAAGCCAAGCCTGGAACTTCACCCGCCGCTCCATGTCCAGCGACAAGGTGTAGGCGTCTTCGATGGCATCGGGATCGACACCCTGCTCGACGAGCTTCCGAGCCGTGGGGTCGATGACGTACTGGAACTTCCAGACCTTGCCGGCGTCGAGGTAGCGCCGCTTGTAGGCCACGCAGAAGATGGGCTCGATGCCCGTGGTCGTCTCGGCCACGATGGCGATGGTTCCGGTCGGGGCGATGGCGCGAGTCGCGATTGGGACCGAGAGTTCGTGCTGAATCGCGTACTTCTTCGCGTACTCGCCGCTATTCGCGTACTCGACGAGGTACTCGCCCAGCCACTTGGAAGGCTCGTACTTCAGGCCCCGCACCGCGAGGAACTCGTGCAGGCCCATGAGACCGAGGCCGAGGCGGCGGTTCTTCGCACGGGTCTCGGCGACCTTGCTGTACGGTACGTCCGAGTACTTCGTACCCGCGAGGAGGAACAGGGTGCCGAGGCGGGTGACCTGACGCATCTCTTCAAGGCTCGTCACACGAGCGAGATTGATGCTTCCGAGGTTGCACACGTCGGAGTCGTCTTCCGACACTACCTCGCAACACGCGTTTCTAAGTGTAGAGTTAACGTTTTCTCCTAGATTTACGCTGAATCCGGGTTCACCTGTGATGAACATCTGCTTGGTCGTGACCACCATGACCTTCTTCGCAAGGTCGTGCTTCTCGTGACCCGCGTCGTGGTACGCAGCGAAGAACTCGTCGTCGAGAAGGACGCTGATGTTCGTCATGTCCATCGGCGCGACAGCGTTGAAGTCCTTCTCCTTCGCCTCTCGGATGTACTGCGGCCAGTCCTTCAGGTGGATGAAGTCGAAGACGTCGGGATGGCTCCACTTGAGACCGGCCCAGATGGCCGACCGGCGGTTGCCGCCCTGCATGACGCTGCGGCCCAGTTCGTTCACGGCCTTCATCAACTCGATGGGACCCGAGGCGATGCCGCCCGTGCGCTTGATACGCGCGCCCTTGGCCCTCACGGCCGAGTAGTCCACGCCGATGCCTGCGCCGGTCTGCAAGGACATCGCCGCCTTATGGAACAGGTCGGCCCAGCCTTCGCGACTGTCGTCCGCCCGAAGCAGAAGGCAGTTGTTCGTCTGGTGATAGTCCTTGCCGGTCGCGTAGAGGTACCTGCCACCGGGAACGAACTTGCGGTCTTCGACGAGCCTCGTGAGATCGCGAACCTCGTCGGACTCGGGGCCGTAGCCGAGGGCCGCGAGTACGGTCGGGACGACGCGGCGGGCGGTCTCGGACCAGTCGGTCTCGACCAGCTCGCCGGCCTCGTCACGGGCTGCGTACTTCGCAAGGTAGATGCTCTTGGCGAACGGGGACATCGAGGTCGTCATGGTCAGTTCTCGTCTCGGAAGGTGTAGGTTGCCGCCAGCAGCTTCTGCCGGTTGCCGGTCGTGCTCTCTTGGTAGTTCGCGTCCCTCAGTGCTTTCGTCATGGCCCCACGCATCTCTAGCGTGTGGCGGTAGACGTCTATCGTGACCTCGTCGGCCTGCTGCCCAGGTCGATGGGTTCTGCCTAGTAGCTGCTCCCAAACCGTACCCGACGTGGGCGCGGTCGTCACCAAGTTTCGGCTGTAGCACTGGAGGTTCTTGCCGGTGCCGTGGGCCTTGATGGAGGCGACGATGGTTCTTGTTCCTCGCTCCTTCAGGATGCCGTCCGCTCCCGGCCCGAAAAGCGGGAACCCGCCCTTCTCGGCGATGCGAACCCCGAGGGCGGCGTGCTCGTACCACACGATGCCTACGGCCTCTTTCCCCCACGCCACGGCATCGTCCACAAGGTAGTCGTCGAGCCACACGGCCTCGACCTCTGGCTTGGCCGTGTCTCGAAGCGCCGCCCACCGCTCGTAGTTCATGGACGACACCCGACCGTCGGCACACGCCTTTGCGAGCAGGAGCGGCGAGTCGATGCCCGGCTTGGCCCGGTAGGTCAAGAAGTTCGCGACCTCGCGGTTCCACGCCTTGCGGGCGTCGAGCCATGACGTGCGTACCTGTAGCGGTTCACCTTTCGGCCACACCCACTTGTAGTAGAACCCTGCGGCAAGCTGCCTCGCGTACCGGTGCAGGGTCAAGATGTCGTCGAACGCCTCGCCCTCGTCCGGTGTCGTCCACGTCTCGCGCATGGTCTTGAGCGCCTCTCGCACCTCGGGTGGGGCCTTGAGCGGGCGCTCCGAGAAGACGAGACCGTTGCCGAGCGCGTTGTCGGTCGTGGCGATGACGCCCGGGGTCTCGACGACGCGACGCTGAAACCCCTCTCGAACGGCCTCGCCATCGCGGCACAGCTTGACGAGCGCGCCCGGCGGGGCTTGCACCGGTCCCGAGTCCAGAGCCGCCGCCCACTCTTCGAGGACGGCCCACTTCGTCGGGATGGGGGCGTTGTCCTTGAGCGACAGCCAAGCCAGATGCGCGTAGTCCTTGATGGACTTGCTCGTCATGGTCCCCGAGAGCACGCAAAGGCGCGTGTCCCGATGGGCGCGGAAGTAGTTCAGAAATCTACGGGTACGGGCTGCGGACGGGTGACGAAGGGCGTGGGCCTCGTCGCAGATGATGAGGTCGGGCTGTATCTGTTCGAGGAGGTCGTGCTTGTTCGCGCTCGACAGCTCGTTGTAGCTGTGGACGTGAAGCACGCACTCTGCGCCAAGCGCAAGGACCTTCGCGTTCGCGAGCCTCGGCATCCGGTAGTGCTGCACGAGGAGCGGGTAGTCTTGCTGGAAGACCTTCTCCCGCAGGTTCGCCGGCACGAGTAGCACCGCGACCTTGGCCTTCATGACCACGGGCAGGAGAAGGGCGATATCGCTCTTGCCCGCACCCACGCCGATGGGGCCGAAGAGACCGTTCGACCGGCGAGCTTCGGTGAGGGCCAGCGCCTGGATAGGCCGGAGCCTTCGAGTCCCGTTCGGAAGGCACAGGTCCTCGTGCAGGGCTTCGGTCTCCTTGTCGGAGACGCTCGCCTGCCGGCGGGGCAGGCCGACGACGCGGTCCAGCTCAACGGAAGGCCGAACCGCGAACCCGCCCATGTTCGCCTCCCGCGGAGGCGGAAGGGCGGGGACGGGAACGGGTGGCGACGAGGACTCGGGAATGTTCAGACCCAGAGTCTTCGCCGCCGCTCGAACCCTCTCGACGAGAGCGCTACCGCTCGTGGGATAGGGGATAGTCGGTGAAACGTTCGAGGTCGCGCTGGGCGTAGGCGAGGGTCGTCGTTGCTTCAACCTCGCCACCAAGGATAGTGAGTTCTTCGTCGGACCACTCGGTCCTGTTCGCGTCGAAGACTCGTCGGACATCTCCATCCCTCGCCATCTTGAACTTCCGGCCGCACAGCACGAACTCGATGGAACGCATGACTACCTCCGGCCTCGAACGACAAGCGCGGCCTTGGGGAGCAGAACCTCCAGCACCTTGCTAGAGGCCGGACCGAGTGTGGACACGGTCCACGCACCGGTAATGGGCTTCAGAGCGAACGAGGCCGAGAGCGTGGAGTAACCGCGGCCGAAGAGTACCTCGCCGAGGTCCACGGTGCCTTCGGGAACGTCCTTCGGCGAGGTCTTCCGCAGGTGCTCCAGCAGCGACGGGGTTCGCTCGGCAATCTCGTCTTCGAGTGCGTGGAGGTTCTCGAACGGCGCACGCTCCGGATAGCAGTCCACGAAGAGCGAGAGCGTCGGTGCGGGAGCGGAAGTCATGACCGGATCGACGACGACCGGAGCCTCGACGACGACCGGAGCCTCGACGACGACCGGAGCCTCGACGACGACCGGCTCGGCGATTGGGGTCGGGGCCGGAGCCTCGACCGCGACGGGCTGGGTCTTCGACGACCGACGCTTCGCGAGCGTGGCCATGATACCCTCCGCCTTCTCGGGGACCTTGTCCCCACCCGGAGCGTCGGGCGGGATAACGGTGGCGACGACCGGCTCGACGACCGGTGCGACGACCTCGGGGACGACGGCAGGTGTCGCCACCTCGGGCGGTGTGGCTACAACGGGCGACGACTGCGTCGCGGCCTTTCGGGCCTTCAGTTTCTCTGCAAGCGTGGACATGGTGATTCCCTCTCCTGACGCCGAGGTCTGCGACTCGGCTTCTATCATTGACGCGACGAGACCTTTAGAAGCGGCGGGGCAGCGGTCTCGGAAGCTGCACCCCCCGTATGCCGAACAGTGTGAAAGGTTGGCCTGTGTCTGGGCAACGACTGGCAGGGGACGGGTCGCGGTGGCCTTCATCTCCTCGACGGTCTGCTCGATGTGCGCCCACTGGGCGTCCACGAACGGACGGTCGACCACCTCGGCGTCGACCTTCTTCGAGCCGGTTCCCTTGGTCAGCAGGTACACGTGGCGGAACTGGCCCTCGGTCGCATACGGATAGTTCTCGAAGGCGTAGCGAAGGTACAGCACGCCTTGAACGTCGCGCGTCAGGACGTCCGGCTCGGGAACGTACCGGAAGGAGCTGGCCGACTTCCAGTCAACGACCTTCACCAGCGACTCGCCCGATGCCGGCGGGATGAGAAGGTCGATGCGTCCCTTGACCGGCACGTCCGCCGCCAAGATACGCATGGCGTAGTCCTTCGGCTCCTCGACGAGGTACGCACCGCCAATCGGCGGGACCAAACCTTTCTCTATCGCCACGCGCACCGAGCCAAGAGTCGGCTCGGCGGCGGACAAGAGATAGTTCTCGACCTGAAGGTGAATGGCCTCGCCGAGTGCTTGGCTCGGGGACTGAGGCATCGTCCAGCCCTCGATGCGCTGGAGGTACCACTGAAGGGCGCACGAGCGGTGCTGCTTGATCTGAGTGGCGGAGACGGAGCGGAGGGTCATGCTAGTCAACCCACGTCGAGGGGTTGGCTTGCGTCGGCGGCGGGGTCGGGACGACCGGCGGGACCACGGCCTTGATGACGTCGACCGTGACCTTCCGGCCACGAGCGGCGTAGTGCTCGGTGACCCACGCCTCGAAGGTGTCGAAGTCGGGGCTGGACTCCACGGCTTCCTGAAGCGCCCACTCGCGAAGACGCTGAAAGCGCCCCTCGACGAGGTTCAGAGCGGCGAGCAGGCGGCGGACGAGGAACCACCGGATGCGGCCGAAGCGGGGCGGGGCGTTGTCGATGACGGTCTCGAACTCGGGGTCGTGGTGCTTGATCATGATTCCCTCGGGATAGTACGGGTGATGTCCGTTTCGGCCCTGTACCGAGCGGAACGAGGCGGATAGTACGTCGAGTGTCCTTTATTCGTCAAGCCCTCGTTCAAGCTGCGTCCCACTGCCCGTCGTCGACCCCTCGCTTGGCGACGAGTCTCGGAAGGACCCAAACCCGTACGTTCTTTCCGCTCGGTGCCCAGTGCCGCCCTTCGACCACGCCGTCGATGGACCGAAGCACCGGTCCGAAGCGATTGGCGGACATGGCGTGGCGACCTTCCGCCTCGCAGTGAACCCTGTACGCCTCGTACACCACGGCCTTGGCGATGCCCTTGTCTCCGAAATCCCATTCCTTCCGGTTCTGGTCGCCGCGGAACTTGAGACCCTTCGGGGAGTCGAGCAGATCGTCGATGAGCGCGTCGATGCCGTCCTCTTCGAGCCTCTGGGTGAAGACGTCGTGGGCGGAATGGCTCGACGAGACGAGGGCCTGACGGGACTCGTTTCGGAACGGGTCCGAGGCGAAGGGGAGCTCGACCTCCAAGTCCAGCAGCATCCGCCAGAAAGACCGGACCTCCTCGATGAACGACGGCTCAAAGCCCGTGCCGTCCGGCAGGTAGCAGGACCGGAGGAGCGCTCGATACGCCTTGGTGACCGGCGTGTGGTTCTTGAAGTAACTGTACCGGCGGTCGTTGGGCTCGATGCGTATGGGGCTGATCTTGTCGTTCGAGGCGAACATCCATGCCTTCCTATTCGGAAGCGTCATGGCGTTGACGTTTTTGACCTCGACCATCATCTTCGGTGAGGCGATGAGCAACTTCAGCCGCTCCTCAACGTCCTTCTGGTTGTCGTGGCTCTTGATCTCGTCGCCGAAGACGAAGAGCGCCTTGGCCCAAGGCGTGTACTTGCTTTCGAGCTGCGAGCGGTCGACGATCTCGCAGTTATCCTCGCCCAGCATCAGGGCGATGATGTTGTAGAGGGTGCCTTTGCCCGCTCCGGGCTCGGTGCCGAAGATAGGGGCCACCATGGCCAGCAGCGCGGGGTTCTGAATCTTGCGGGCCATCCAGTGCAGCACCCACCGGAAGCCTTCGAGCTGCTCCTCGGTCGGGTCGTTGATCGGGCAGAACGTCAGCCACCGGAGCAAGGTCTCGATGCGCGGCATGGGTCCGGCGGTGTTGGCCGGTGTGTAGCGCGGCGGGGACCAGAGATTGATGACGCACTGGCCCGAGGGGGTGCGAACGACCGGCGGCTCGTTCGGGAGGATTTCGAGCGAGAGCGCACGGTGGTACAAGCCCTTGCCGATGACCATGTCCACCACGTCCGGCGGGTAGTGGCGGGCAAGGAGGAACTGCCGGATGCCCCTCTCGGTGACGGGCGTGCCGTCCTGCCACTTGCCGAGGTTCCGGTAGATGTACTTCTCATGGGGTACCGAGTAGGCGAACTCCCCCACCGCTTGTAGGAACTGGGCTTCTTCGACGTCGGAAACGGTGCCGGACGGTGTGCTCATGAACCCCTCGGGAGGACGGCCACCCTGCCCTACGCAGGATGGCTTCGTCAAGGTCGTCAAACTTGATGTCTATGGACTGTGGCTAGAGCGGCGGAAGGCCCAGCCGCTCGCGCAGTAACGCCTCGATTCGGGCGTCGGCCTCTCGCTGGGCTTCCAGCTTGAAGCGGGCGGTCTCGTACATCCGGGTGACGTGCTCCTCGGTCAGGCTGCTGCCGGCGGACTGCATGGCTTCGAGGGACGGGCCGACGACCGCAAGACACTCGCCCAGCGTCAGGTCCTCGAACCTACGCACGAGGTCGAACACGACGCGGGTGGTCGTCTGATTACGGGAGCCCTTCTCGGCTAGCGGTCGGCCCGCGAGAAGTGCCTCTAGGGCCGCGCGGCGTTCGGTCGCGTCGGGCTTGCCGGACCGCTTCAGGCCCGAGACGGTCTGACTTAGACGCCCCCGGATGTGCTGGAGCCGGTCCTCGTCCGGGGCGGACGGGTCGACGGGCCGTCGCTCGACGAGGGCAACGCCGGTACGTCGGTAGGCCACGGACGGGATGTGTTCGGGGTCGAAGTACGGGCCTTCGTGCTGCACGGCCACGGGCTCGACTGAAGGTGGACAGCTCGGCGCGTAGTAGAAGTGCGAGAGACCGCCGCACTTCTTCGGGTCCGCGGGGACGTGGAAGGCCTGGATGAAGTTCGACCGCCAGGAAGCCCACCGCTCGGCCGGCACGGGCGAGGCCAGCGGGACGATGAGACGAAGGGATGGCTTTGCCGCCTCCGGTCGGTAGGAGTGCGAGGAGTACCAGAGCCTCGCGTAGCCTTCGAGCAAGCGGTCGCACTTCTCGACCTCGGCATAGGTGCCACAGTCCACGTCAAACACGGCGAGGCTGACCGCGTCCACGCAGGCGTCACAGCGGTGTGCCGTCTTCGGATGCCTCGGCCGGTCGCACGCCCGGTCTTGCAGGACGTAAGGACCGAAGCCGGGGACCTCGGTCTTGTCCGGGGCGCGAAGGTGCGTGCCGAAGGCCGCGACGAGGTCCGCCCACGACGCCTTCTTCGGCACGCCCTCCAGGCGGAAGATGGAGGAGAAAAGGGTAAGGTCGAAGGCGGATGGGGGTGTCTTCGTCATGACCGCAGGCTCCCACACCGAAAAGGAAGGAGTCAAGAAAATAAACAGTCAAGCATCCAGCAAGGCATCCGAGGTCGTGTGCTAAATGATGGAAGTCTAGACCCGCGACTTGGTACGCTGCCTCCAGCTTGGCTCATCTGGTATAAAGTACTTTTTGAGGCACAGCACTTGAGGTCTTCGTTTGTACCAAGTTACACCTTATTGAAACCAAGTAAAACCAGCCTCGAAAAATCGCGATTTGCCGTCTGGATTAGGCTTTCCGCAAAGCAGTATTTAAGACTGATCCAAAGCCGTCCACACCCAGTCCACCTTCTAGCAAAAAGTGGTATATATGTACACCATGACCTATTAAAGTATATGATAAAGTACATTACGGTCATGAAGCACAAGCATTTTCTCCTTAGCATAGGGACCTCAGCCGGAAGACCAAGCCGACTTGGTACAAAGACGACCGGAACCGGGCGGAAAGGCGTCGGGCGGAAGGCGGTAGACAAAAACATTGAGGTCGGATAGGAAGGAGTCATGGCGGAAAACAACGAGGCGGTCGACATCGTTCAAAGCATCCTCGCGGCGACGTTCGGGCCGGTCACAGCGGCGGAGGTCGTGAAGGAGGAGAAGGTGGAGGAACTCCCCGACCTTCAGGCTTCCTTGACAACCCCTCCGGACGAAGAGCGTCCGGTCGGGTCGTCCTCAGACGAGGACGACGGTTCGTCCGCTGCGCGGCCTCACTGGTGGAAAAAGAACCTGGACGGGTCGTGGCGCAAGACGTGCCAAGCCCCCGACAGGACGAAGGGCGGGGCGTTCGGCGAGACCAAGAGGCACGAGACGGACCTAAGCGTGCTGAAGGCCCTTCACGCGGGCGCAGAGAGCCTCGTCGAGGTCGTCGCGGCCACCGGCTACGTCAAGGTGACGTGCGTGCGTAGCCTCGAACGGCTCGTCGAGGCGGGGCGTGTCGTGCAGGCGAAAGCCCCACCGACCGGAAAGCGCGGACGTCCGGCGTTCGTCTACCGGCCGACGACCGAGGCGTAGGTGGGGATTCGAGGACGAAAGGCCGGGGCCACGAACCGCAAGCGTGGTGGAAGTGCAGCCCTCGCCCCGGCCACGTTCCCGAGGTCGGTGGCTTGGAGAATCGACCAGGACTACGTCTCGACGCTGACACCGGAGCACAAGGAGTGGCTCGCCCAGTTCAACGACCGGTACTACGGCGCAGACTTCCGGGGCGAGTCTGAGGTGACTTGGTCGACGAACGACCGGCGCGAGGTATACCGTGACAAGAACCGCGCGAACCGAGACATGATGACCTGCGCTCTATCAGTGGACGTCGAGGTTCCTCACGAGGTTGTCGAGCTGGAAGACACCGTGGTCGACGACCTCGTTCACCTCGACGGAAAAGAGTACAAGGTCGCGCGTGAGACGTACCGTGCGGACCCGTCCCCGGCGAACAGAGTCCGGTTGCACGCAACCACGAAACGAAGGAGCTGACACGATGGCACGACCGAAGAAGTCCGAGTCCGTAGGCGTCACCACGGTTCCGCCGGGCAGCACCGAACCGGGCGAGGTCCCGACCATCCGGTGGCTGAGCATGGTCAAGACGAAGGGCGGATACGCGGTCCTTTCGGCGTCGACCTCCGGCCGCGAGATTCAGAACGTCGAGGTCCTGCACGGTCCGCTCAACCGAACGGCGGCGAGCGCGGCCCTGCGGACGGAGATGGCTCGGGCATACCTGCTCGGGAAAGGTCCGCAGTAGATGCGAATCCCCCAAACCCCCCTCGACGTCTCCGTCATCGAAGCCTTGTCGGTCGGTGTCGGTCTTCGACTCATCATCGACCCTTCGGTCCCCGTCGCCATCGGCCTTCTCGCCCTCGCGGGCGCGTGGGCCTTGGAGAAAATTTTTGTCTCTCACGCGCGCGTATACCGAAATTCCTCTATAGAGGCGCACGCCGCGGCCGAAAAGGCCGTCGAAGCGGCGTCGTCGGTCCTCGCGGCGGTCGCTGCGCTCGAAGGTCGGTTGACGCGGCTCGAAACGAAAGAGGGATGGCGGCTCGACGGCCAGGGGCGACGGTAAGCGGCCGTCTAGGGACGTCACAGGCCGTCTAGGGACGTCACAGGCCGTCTAGGGACGTCACAGGCCGTCTAGGGACGTCACAGGCCGTCTAGGGACGTCACAGGCCGTCTAGGGACGTCACAGGCCGTCTAGGGACGTCACAGGCCGTCTAGGGACGTCACAGGCCGTCTAGGGACGT